CGGCGGTGGTGGCGCCTCCCATAACGCAGCCGGCAGCGGCGCAGGCGGCAACGGAGGGGGCGGCATCGTTGTCGTGATATCCGAATGAGCCTCACAGCCGTATATCCGAACGTCCTAGTCGAGAAGTTCACCACAGGCACGGCAGCGACCTGGATCAAACAGCCGTGGGCCACGCATATTCGGCTGATTATGGCTGGGGGTGGTGGAGGTGGTGGGGCTGGAGCATCACGGACAGCAGCATCGTCGGCATCTTCGGGTTCTGGCGGCGGCGGCGCCGCTTTAATCGACCAAACCTTTCCATCTTGGTGGTTTGGTTCAACTGAGACTTACACAGTCGGGGTCGGCGCCAATGGTGGCGCTGGTGTGTCAGGTGCGAACACTGCTGGTACGGCAGGCGGTGCGATTACGCCGTCAACAAATTCAACATTTACAATAACTAATTACGGTGCCACCGGGTCGGCCTCATCGAACAGCGGCGGTGGTTCGCAGACCCAGACAGCTTACGCTGGTGGAAGTGGAGCCGGCGGTCTAGCAACGGATGGAGCTTCGGCGGGTGGCGGCGGTGCGGGTTTGGCCGGTGCGGGAGGTTCGACTTCAACAAATACTGCGGGAACGGCGGGCGCAAACGGCGGCGTTGCGGGAAATACCGGAAACGGTGCGGGAACGGCAAACACTAATATCTGCGGTGGCGGTGGTGGCGCAGGTAACGCGAACACAATTGCTGGCCCTGCGGGTGGCAACGCCATTAGGGGCGGTGCGGGCGGCGGTGGCGGCGGCTCTATTTCTACTGTCACCGCAGAAAACGGCGGTGCCGGCGGCATATCCTCTCAATTCACAGGCGGTAACGGCGGCACCGCAGGAGGCACGATTGCAGGAAGCAACGGCGTAAACTCTGGCTGTGCCGGCTGGGCAGGATCAGGTGGTGGTGGTGGAGCGTCCAGCATAACCGCCATAGGCGGCGCTGGGGGCTCTGGCGGCATTCCCGGTGGTGGTGGCGGTGGTGGTGGCGCAGCGATTAGCACGCAGACTTCCGGTGCTGGTGGAGCAGGTGGTCGCGGTGAAATCTGGGTAATATCTTGGCGAGACTCAACGGGAGCACCATAAAGGAAACCCTATGACAAACGCAGCATCCTTCGGAAATCTGTACTTTCAGACTGTGCAGAATCTGGTGAATGACTTGGAAACCCTGCAAGAGTTGAACGATAGAATCGTGCAGGATGCCACGCTGATTCCAAGTTATTTTACGTCGGGAGGCGCGCGAACCGACATTGTGGCGCAGGATGTAACGAACGCCGAAAGTGCGGTGAACCAACTGCTCTTCACGTTCAACAGTGGTTCTCCCACGCAGAAATCGTTCTTGTTTAAGCTCTTGTGAGAATCAGATGAATCAAAGACGTGGGTTTCTGTTTGGGCTTCCGTTCCTGCCGTGGTTTATCGAGTCTGCGCAGGCAGCTGATCCTACAGGGACCAATAGCGGCCTTCCAATCGTAGGTGGTGCTACCGCAGGCGGCGATCTTTCGGGAATGTTCCCGAATCCTACCGTGTCAAAGAGCGGTGGCGTTGCTATCGGTCCCGCGGGGACTGCGGTCGCGGGACAGATTCCAGGATCAGCGACGAATGATTCAGCGTCCGCCGGAAACATCGGTGAATACCTCAGTACCTCACTGGTGTCCGGTTCTGCGTTTGCAATCTCGACTGGTGCGGCCACGGGAATTGTTTCGCTGCCTCTTTCTGCTGGCGATTGGGACGTGTGGGGTCAAGGAATCGTTCATGCTGGGGCGGCGATTACGGTCTTTACGTCGCTGACGGTCGGAATCAGTGTGGCGTCGAACACGGCATTGCCTGGGCTTACGTCGGGAGCGCAGACACAAATAGGATTAGGCGCAGGGTTGACCGGAATAGTGGATACGGCGGTGAATGTCGGACCTGCAAGGGTGAGCCTCGCGGCAGCGGGGACAGCGTTCCTCAATGGGTCGTTTGCTTTTGCAACTTCGACGGCTTCGGTTTATGGTGTGATGCAGGCGCGGAGGCGAAGATGAGAGTCTTTCCGTTGGGCGGGACGCCGTCGCTGCATTGGACGAAGTTCGCGGTGTCTCTTGCGGGTTGGGTTGTTATTGTGGGGATCATCGTCGCGTTTTGTCGTTGAGAGTCCGTGCGGTCACAGCGGCGTAGGAGAGTAAGATCACTTCGAGCGGCACTTATAACTTCGGACCGTCGAATGGCGAATGCGTGCTCGCTGCATTTGAGCGCGTCTATATCCGTGCGCCGGAATTGCGTCAGGAGCACATGCTCACGGCGCGGCGCGAGTTGAATCTTCTTTTCGTCGAATGGTCGAATCGCCAACCCAATCTCTGGCTCGTTGTTCGCAATCAAGTAGCCCTTACGCCTGGCGTGGCGACGATTGCGTTGCCGCCGCAGACGGTGCTTGTGCTTGACGCTTCAATTGTCTTGAACTTCGGCACCTCGAACGAATCGCGGCGTTACATCACCCCGATCTCGCGCACGGAATATCTGAGTTACGCGAATCAGCAGACTCCTGGTGCCCCGACTGTCTGGTGGATGGATCGTTTGATTGCTCCGACGCTCACGTTCTATCCGGTGCCGGATTCAAATGGTCCGTACACATTCGATTACTTTTCCTGTACGCAGATTCAGGATGCGAATCTTCCCGGTGGGGAAACGCCGAATGTGCCTTACCGCTGGCTCGATGCGCTGGTCAGTGGTTTGGTCTCGCGGTTCTCCCGAATCTATCCGACGCCTCCCGGATACGATGCCTTAGCTTTCCGAAAATTGTGCAAGGACGATGCCGAGGATTCTTGGAAGATAGCCGCGACGCAGGATACCGAACCTGTGCCGATGACTCTCGCTCCAGCACTCAGCAGTTATTACCGGAATTAAACCATGCGCCCTCACCCGCGACGTGCCCGAACGAACGCAACTGATCCGTCCGCTTGGGGAACGAGTGACCGCAACGGCATGATTTCCAATCAAAGGGATTTGGTCTGGCAATTTGACTGGGCCGGAACCCAATTGATAAATAAGAGAATTCTCGTCTCAAGAGACGAGCTTGATCAGTATCAGCGCCAGCTTGGCACGATCATTCTGCCGCCTGATCCGGTGTCTATTCCGAACGCGCGGCCGGAAGTGTATCCGATCGACGAGCTATGGGAAATCATGTGTGAATTGGCGACAAATTCTGGGGGCAATAACGCGCTGCCGCTTTATCTGGAAGCCTCGACGATGGCGGCGGCGCAGCCGGTGGCGAACACGGCACAGCCGACGAAATCTTTCTCGCTTGAACTTTCCACGATCCAGATGGGCAATGCGGCAACGTCGTAATGGCTAACCCGAACACATATCCGAGCGACGGCAGGATCACTAGCCTGCAAAACTATACCGCTGCCTTCACGGGTGGTGAGTTGTTTCCGCTTGTTGCTCCTGGAAACGCGACAGCGGGGATCAATTACAATGTGACGGCGCAACAGGCTGCGACGCAGTTTGCAGCACTGGTTACGAGTTCTCCGCAGAGTCCAAATACAGTTTTGGCGGGGCCGGCGTTCGGTAATGCAACAGCGACGCCGACATTTCGCGCGCTGGTGCCGCTTGATCTTCCTGGACTCAAAAGAAGCGGAATTTTAACGTCTTATACCGTCGCGACGACAGATATGAATCTGCTGCTTGATCTAAGAGGAAGTCCGGGCACCGCAGCCCCATTTACGCTGTCGCTTGCGACGACCAGCAATTATACCAGTAACTTCATTGTGACCGTCTATAATGAAGGTGTGTCGCGCGGTTGGGCAATAGCGCCGAACGGCGTTGCTACCTTCATCTTGTGGCCGCTCCAGACAGTCCAAATTTTTAATGACAGTAATGTTTGGAAACTATGGCCTGCTGTGCAGCCGTGGGTCGTTCCGGCTGGGACACAATTCAATGTCGATAATGTCAATGGTAGCGACAGTTCGGCAAACGATGGGCTAAGCAACGGTGGTGGCGCTGGGGCGTTTGCGACGATTCAAAACGCTTACAGCGTTATACAAAAGCAAGTATTTCAGGTGGGTGCCGGCGTAGTTATTCAGTTGCCAACGACGACGACAACAGCAATCACGGAACAATTGTCTGTCTCTGGCGCCATGCCTCCTGGGGTAACTATTGTGTCGGTGATAGGCAATACCTCCACCGCAACAAACTGCCAATGGCAAATAGGTAATGGGCAAATAGCAGCCAATATTTTTGATTATAATGGAGTAGTGTTTCAGGGAATTGGATTCAGTTGTAGCGGAACATCAGGGGGCACATTCATATCGGGCGGTCAGTTTGCTATTGTTGATGTGGCAAATTGTAATTTCGGAAATAACGGAAATGGTGGAGTTAATATTGGTGCTTCTCAAAACTCACGAATGAACTTGCAATCTGGAAATTCCATAAACGGAAGCACTGGTGTATTTTTTCAAGTATCGGATGAGGCAAGTATAAGTGCGGGAAGCGCGCTTAATGTCGCCGGCACGACGGTTATCTCTTCGTTTTTCGCGCAGGCGACAAGGGGAGGCACCATCAGTATTAACGGCCTATCTTTTACGGGCAATACCGCATCGATCAGTGGCCCGCGGTTTTTTGCTGCCAATGGTGGAATTATTACGGGAGATACGACAGTAACGTGGCCTTCTGGCATGACTGCTGGCAGTGTATCAAATGGCGGTCTTTCGGACGCGGGCGCTGCAAACTACAATGGTTCCGCGACAGTGCTCGCAGCAACGCCGCTAGTGTCAGGTGGTACGACCGGCGCAGGCTACACGTTCTTCTCAGTCACAGACCTAGGAATGTTCGCGGGCACAGGCGTTCCGACTCTCACGGCCGCCACAAGCGCCCTCTATCTCCGCAACGACGCGGTGAGTTCAACAACGCGGCTCTATATCAATACCAACGGCGGCAGCACATGGGTCGGGCTAACAGCGACCGGGTGACCGCACTGAGATACGCAAGCGAAGACGCGAGAATGAGTCAAACCTAAACCATGCTCAACTACACCACATACGTTCAGAGTCTCGCCAACAATCTCGTGGTGTCCTCCACCAATGCAGATTTCCAGGGCGCATTGCTCAACATCATCGACGACGCGGAGCAGAGACTTTATCGCGAGTTGCAGCTTCTCAATACCGTGGTCCGGGATTCCTCGATTGCGTTCACGACGAACACCCGCACCTTCAATCTGCCATCCGCACAAGGCACGTTCTATGTGGTCGATTCGATCTATGCGATTACGCCTGCTGGCACGGTGAATCCCGATCAAGGGACTCACAACTATCTCACGCCTGCGTCGCGGTCTTTCATCGATGCGCTATTTCCGAGTTCGGCAGGTTCCGGCGTGCCGGCGTACTTTGCACCAACCACGCAGAATTCCTACATCGTAGGACCGTGGCCGGATCAAGCATACCAAGCGGAAGTGGTGGGCACTATCCGCCCGATACCGATTTCGTCCACAAACCCGACAACGCTCCTATCGACTTATTTTCCGGACTGCTTGATTGCTGCCAGCATGGTCTATGCGGCGGGATGGCAACAAAACTTTGGTGCCTCTGGCGCGATAGACAATCCCGCGATGGCAACCAACTGGGAAAGTCATCTACAAACCCTCTTGAAATCCGCAGAGACCGAAGAGGCTATGAAGAAATTCACGTCGCAGGGTTGGTCGTCAAAGGCACCTGCGCCGCTGGCAACGCCGCCGAGGACGTAAGATGGCCGACGCGTTAACGAATAATCTGGCGCTGATTCAGCCGCAGCAAGGCGGGGACAGTGGAACGTGGGGGACAATCCTTAATAACGGGGTTATTGGGGCGCTCGACAACATCCTCGGCTCCAACTTTTCCACGTCGATTACCTCTGTCGATGTGACCCTGACCACCACGCAATTTCAGAACGCAATCTTCATCGTCAATGGTGCATTGACCGGGGATCACAGTTTGATCCTGCCGTTTTCTACCAATTCAACGACAGTTGCAGTCGGCGGAAAATTCATCGTCATCAACAACACCAGCAACGCGCATAAGCTCAGCGTGAAGACGGCCGCAGCTAATGCCACGTCGGGCGTTGTGACAGTACCACAGGGGCAGGCGTGTGCGCTCTATTCGGATACACTTAACGTTGGCTACGATAACACAGGCCTCCCAGCGTCGGTGCCTGCGGTGTCTGGAAGCCCGAACACGCAGCTTGCGGGAACGGCTGGCGCGGCGAACGTCAATGCTTCGCTCGCGGCCGATTTCAACGCCGGGCAACTCTATCTGTGCACGACGACAGGAACTGCGAGCACGGCGCAGTGGGTCAATGTTGCGGGACAGCCTGGGTTCAATACCGCGCAAAATCTCGCGCTATCGGCGACGGTTGGATCGAATATTCTCACGGTGTCTTTGCTCGCGGCCAATACAGTGGCGAGTCCCACGGTGGGCAATCCGGTCACGGTGATTTTCCAGAATGGGACAGGCGCTATTGGGACTCCGACCACCTCTAATATTACCAGCGCATTGTCGATTTCAACAATCGTAGGCGCCACCCTCGGATCGCAAAATGGCACGCCGTTTCGGTTTTGGGTGGTGCTGTATTCCAATGGTGGAACGCCGGCTCTGGGACTGATCAATTGTTCGACGCTCAGTGGGGGAATCACTTCGCTCGATGAAGCGGGTTCTGCGGTCACACCAACACAGATGAGTGCGGGCGCAACGTCTGCTGGCGTGTTCTATTGCGCAAATGGAACATCGGTTGCCTCAAGCGTGATCAGGATTCTGGGTTATCTGACCTACGAAACCGGACTCGTCACGGCCGGAACCTATAATAACGCGCCGACATTTGTTCGTCTCTTTGGTCCGGGCGTAAAGAAGCCTGGCGACGCTTTGCAAAATATCACCGCAACGATTTCAACGCCGACGACGGTGGGCCAATCGAATACGCAGACTGCCGTTACAGCAAGCATCACACCATCGAGCCGAGCGAATCTTATCGTCGCTCGCGGTATTGTTTACGTCCAACAGGGATCAACGAATGCGATTTTGCAGTGGTCCAGAGGAACGTCGCCGACGTTGGTCGGAAGTCCTACGACAAGCGGCGGCGGTGGTGTCTCTAGCAGCGGTATTGTAAGCAGCGCTCCTGTTGTTGCTTACGATCAGCCTGGAGTTGTCTCTGCACAATCCTACTATATATTTGCCAAATGTTCGAGTGGCACGATCATCGTTGGAAGCGGCACGGTATTTTCAACGACTGTGAATAGCACTGTCGAATTAATCGAACTCATGTGCTGATGTCCCATGCCGTTCGGCGAAGTCAAACTCATCCCCGGTGTCAATACTGAGCGGACTCCGACTCTTAATGAGGCGGGTGTCAGTCAGTCGCAATTGATTCGCTATAAGGATTCCCTGATCCAGAAATACGGCGGATGGCAACTTTATTATCCCTTCGCGACAACGACCATACCGAGAGACCTGCACGGATGGGTCGATCTGCAAAACAACGACCATCTGTCGATTGGAGCAACAAATGGACTGTCCATCATCACCAACGGCGCGTTGAATGTCGTCACGCCGCAGCAATTGGTGTCCGACACGGTGCCCAATCTTTCAACGGTCGGAAATTCTCCGACTGTCACGATTGTCGATCCTAATATCTCAAATGTGACCACGTTCGATTCGATCTATATCCAAACCCCTTTGTCCATCGGCGGTTTGGTGCTGTCGGGAATCTTTCCGATTCAGACTATTGTAAATGCAACGTCTTACACGATCACGGCACCAAATAACGCGAATGTGACGGCTGCGAATCCAACCACGACCAATGCAACGACGGCCGCAGGAAACCCCACTCTACACTTTGCCGCAACGCCCTCGTGGCTGGTCAGCGGCATGGCGGTCTTCGATATTACGTCTACGACGGCTATTCCGCCCAATACGATTGCCACATCTTCCACGGCTTCTACGGTGTTGATGACCAACAACGCCACGGCGTCCGGTGTAGGTTCGGGCGACAGCATCGTGTTTTGCAGCATTCCTTATTTTACGACGACGCTCAATTCGGCCGTAGTGAATGTTCTTCTGGTGGGGCATGGGCTGTCGGTCGGATCGACGGTTGTGTTTCCAGTCTCTACGACGGCGAATGGCGTAACGATTTCGTCTAATCATACGGTCGTTGACGTGGTCGATGCGAATAACTTTCAGATCATTGTCAGCACACAAGCGACGGCGACTGGCTCGTTTTTGATGAATGGCGGGCTTGCGCAGATTCTCTATTACATCAACTTGGGTCCGACGCTCGCGGGACAAGGCTATGGACTTGGTAATTATGGTGCCGGGCTTTATGGATTTGGAACGTCGGGCGGTACGTCTCAAGTTGGAACGCCGATCACGGCGACGGATTGGACACAGGACAATTGGGGCGAGATTCTTTTGGCGTGTCCGATGGGAGGTGGGGTTTATCAGTTCGATCCTACAGGAGGTTTTTCCAATGCGGGACTCGTACCAACAGCGCCGCCGCTCAACGGCGGAATCTTTGTCTCAAACTCGCAGCAGATTTTGATTTGTTGGGGATCGACGGAAAGCCAGAACATCGGGATTGAGCAAGACCCGATGCTGGTGAAGTGGTCCACGGTTGGGGATTATACGCAGTTTCAGGTGTTGGCGACCAATCAAGCTGGCAGTTTCAGAATTCCTATCGGCTCCAAGATCATGGCTGGCATGGCGGTTGCGCAGCAGGATTTGATCTGGACCGACCTCGATTGCTGGGCGATGAACTATCAGGGTCCTCCTTTTGTGTTCGGCTTCAATACGATTGGCGCAGGGGCTGGGGCTATCTCTTCGCATTCGGTGCAGAAGTTGCGCGGCAACGTCTATTGGATGGGCAACAACAACTTCTACGCCTTCACGGGGAGCGGGGTGAATGTTCTTCCCTGTCCGGTGTGGGATTTTGTGTTCCAGAATTTGAATACGAGTTTTGTGCAGAATGTCCGCTCCATGCCGAACACGCCGTTCAATGAGGCGGGATGGTTGTTTCCGTCGAAAGCTTCGACTACGGGAGAATGCGATTCCTACGTCAAGATGAATATCACGGAGCCCAATGCGCCGTGGGACTATGGGTCGATCAATCGAACGGCTTGGATGGACCAGACGGCACTTGGGATGCCGATCGGAGCGGATGCCGGGGGCTTCATCTATTTGCAGGAAACCACGCCCGACGCCAATGGTTCGGCTTTGAATGCCTCGTTCAACACGGGATACTTCATGATCGCGGAGGGCGAGGATTTCGCGGTTGTGGACCAAGTTATACCCGACATGAAATGGGGCTTATATCCGGGGACGGGGAGTGCTAGTCTGTTGTTTACGTTCTTCCTTGTCGATTATCCTGGGGATACGCCTCGGGTGTTTGGGCCTTTTACTGTGGTTCAAGGTACAGAGAGAATCGACCAGAGAATGAGGGGGCGGCAGATGGCTATACAGATTCAGTCGTTGGATCAGGGGAGTTTTTGGCGGCTTGGGAGAATCAGGTTTAGGTATGCGCCTTCGGGGAGAAGGTGAAGGGTTTGGTTAGCTTGGCTACCTTGGCCCTCAACAGTTCTGTGAGATTCTTACGGCCATAGAGGTTCGAGAAAATGAAAAAATCTAAACGTCATCGTCCTTCACAACGACGCGAATCTGTTTCTTCCGATTCCGAATATGTTGGTCCCTGGCGCGTTTGTACCGACGTTGAGCCTCCGTCAAATCCTCGATCAAGGCTTTCATCGCATGAGCGGGCACTAAGAACTCGACCGATTGCTGTTCGTCGCGTAGTTGGAAGCGGAATCCAAGTTGTTCTGATTCCGGTATAGATGTGAACTCGTAACTGTGGAGTTTGCTGGTCATAATGGCTTACGCAGCGACTTTCGACGCTTTCGTTTTGCGGCCTTGCGAATCCGATGTGGAAGCTCGGAGGGAACGGTTTTCAATTCGCAAAAGCGTTGCAGGGCTTCGACAAACGGCAACGCGATTGTCAGTTTGGGTTCTAGCTTTGCACCTTTCGGGTTCATGCGATCAGCGCCTTGTATGTGAGTTTGCCTTCGACGTGAACAAACAACGAGTTCATCCGATCCGTCGCGGTCAGATCACGGCGCGACATGCGCCACGCCATTTCGTTGACGTAGTTTTGCAAATGTTTCGGCGAGACCCAGTGATGAATGCCGACGATTTGGCGCTTCAACTGCGCCCATACGCTTTCAATCGTTTGGGTGTGGACAGCGCCCCGCTTGTGACCTTCCTTGCGGTGGTTAATCATTTCGTGCTGCGGATAATCGCTGATGCCGTGAAATACGTGGGCGCCATCCGTCATCAAACCCTGTGCATCCGGCGCCACAACGTCGCGGATAAACTTTTGGGCCTCAGACCAGCCAAGCCCGGTCGGAACCACGCGAGCAACCACGTGGCCTTTGCGCTCGGCTGCGCCGATAACGCCGACGTGGCCGTCCTTCCGCGCCTTGTTGGGCTTGCCACCCTTCACGAAAGTCTGGTCAATCTCGACAATGCCGGACAGCGGCTTGTCGAAAGTCTTGATCCGCGAAGCGTGGCGCAGCCGGTGCAGGATAAACCATGCGGTTTTTTGCGTGACCTTCAAATCCTTGGCGAGCGTGGTAGAGGCGATGCCCTTGGGGTGATTGGTGATAAGCCAAATCGCAGCGAACCACTTTTGCAAGGGCAATTTGGAGTCTTCAAAAATCGTTCCGACTCTGATAGAGAAGTTAATGCGGCACTGGGCGCACTTGAAAAGACGGCGCTTGGAAAGTGGGTAAACCTTATCGTGGCCGCAGTGCGGGCAATATTCGCCGTTGTGCCAGCGGGTTGCCCGAAGGTGTTTAACGCAGGCATCCTCGTTCGGAAATGCCCGGAAAAGGTCAATGAGGCTTTCAAAATGTTGCATCTTCGGCTCCCTGAATTGTGGGTTCATAATGGGCCTAGAATTGGCGTCTGTCAAGCCCTTCGGGACCTATATCTCTATCTAACCCAAAAGCGCCAAAAGGTGAGTCCGCAGAGTCGCTTGGGGGGGTTAGTCTGTGAAAACGGGCTTCTGGCCCAAAAACATTTAGCCGGCAGTCAAGTCGCCGATTTTGTTTTGCCCGATGGGGAAATTGCCGCTCTGGCGGAAAACGTTCGCATAGGCATCCGGCTTGGGGCGAAGGTTCAACCGGAATGGTGCTGCGCCCTAGGGCTTTACCCACACAAAGTCGAAGAGGGTTTGGATGTCGTCTCCGCGCCTGCTCGTCCCAAAAAACCTGGCGAACTGTTGCGGGTCTACATCCACGAAGACGTGGTTGGGATAGTCCGCAGTCCACTGCGCGCGGAGATCGAGCCATTCCCGGTGGGTGGCCGGGAGACTGCGTTTGAGGACACGCCTGACGGCTTCGTAGTTGGCTTCCGAGATTTGGGGCAGCGTGGTGAGTTTGGGTGTGATGGTCATGCTTGATTCTCAACTCGATTTTTCCGCCACAAATCCACGACATTCGCGTTTATCTGGAGGGTTTGCGCCAGTTCGCGGGCGTCCTCGGGTTCCAACACAAGCCGAACGAGCACAGTGGAACGAGGAAGCCCGTCAACGTCTACGCTCACAGTCGCCACTACGCCGTCTAGCGATGGTTCTGACTTCGGTAATCTGGCGAATAGTGGTTCATTTGGAGAATCATCAAAGGAAATTCCCATTTCAATCTCCGTTATCGAACGAATACGACCCTAACGGTCCCGTGCCACAAGCGCCTAAACTTAACCCGGCCATCCCCGCTGATCACAGGATTCAGCGGTTCCCTGGGGACGCTCCCAAAAAAGGGTGGACTGCCGAAACTGCGGGGGTGCCGGTCACTGATTCTGTCGAAATGGCTGGCGGGGAGATTGGGGTTGGAGGGTTAGTCAGAGATATAGGTCCCGAAGACGCTAAAAACGATGGTAAGTTGACCGAGTCCGGCGATGCAAACGGTACGCCCTCTCGTGACCCAAAATCTTAAAGCCTAACCCATGGCCTCAATCGACGATCTAGTCTCAAATCTAAAAAACGGGGTGACCAACCTCGGCAACATCGCACAGACTTTGAGCAACGCGCTGCCGCAGGTGTTTGGGACGCTAGTAAGTTATAGCGGTTCGATCCGGGCACTCGGGACGACAGCGCCGCCATCGGGAGGGACAGCGGGCGCGGGATTTGTGTTTTTCTCGACGCCGAATTTCGGGGTGTTCGGCGGGACCGGAACGCCGACGCTCGCGGCGGCTACCAGTTCGCTCTATCTGCGACTTGATGCTTCATCGGCGACGACGCGGGTTTATGTCAATACCAATGGCGCGTCGGCGTGGACTTCGCTGCCGGCTTCCTCTTAGGAACAAACAATGCCGCTGCAACATTCGTCATCGCCTTCGGCTTTCAAAGCAAACATTTCGACGTTGATGAAAGAACGCGGCGTATCACCGCATGTGAAGGACAAAAGCCAAGCCCTCGCGATTGCGTACAGCATCAAAAATAGAGCCAAGCGCGAGCGCGGCGGCAAAGTCAAAGGCTACGACGCAGGCGGCGCGACTGATCCTGTGACGGCCGTAATTTCCGCATTGCAAAGCGGATCGAACCAAGTTGCAGGCCCCGCAAGCAATGCCGGCATGAATTCAGCGTCACCAACGCCAGCCTCGTTCGCTGCCGCGCCCGTCGCTACGCCAGCCGGCGCAACAGCGCCCACTCCGACGCCAACGCAGAATCCCGCAGGGTTCAATTCAGCGCCAGCAAACACGGGACTCGGCAGCGCTAACCCCGCAGTGAATCAAGTTGCGTCGGGAAATTCTTTTGTTGGTGCGCAACCTACTGCGGGAATCGCGCCGCAGAATAATATGCAGATGGTCAATGGGATGATGCAGGCAAATCCTGCGGGGATGGCGTCCGGTGGGATGGCGGGGTTGGGGCAGATGCCGTGGTTCGCAAAGCAAGAGGCGCGCGGCTTGACTCACACTGGTCCTATCATGTCGGCAGTGCCTGGACGCACCGATCGGCATAACATGGCAGTGCCATCGGGCTCTTATGTTTTGCCCGCAGAGACGATTTCACACCTCGGTCAATCGAACACGATGGCGGGGATGAAGATCGCAACGAATATGTTTGGTGCCGGACCAATGGGCCACGGTACTGGCGCTCCGAAGCCGCCGCGGATGATGGGAATCCCCGGCGACAAAGGTGGGGCTCGGGGCGAAGGAAGTGGGACTCCGGTTGATGTTGTGACCGCAGGCGGCGAATTTATAATAGACCCTTCCGTGGTAGCGCGAATCGGCGATGGTGATATCAAGAGAGGCCACAAGATTCTGGACCAATGGGTAATGTCACTCCGAAAGGACCATATCCGCACGCTCAAGGGTCTAAAGCCGCCGGTAAAATCATGAGTGAGAATCCCATAGTCATCGGTGCGACTCTCTCTGATCTTCCGGAATTCATGCGGCTGTTCAAAATCATGCACCAAGAAAACGGACTCTTTGAACTTGATGAAGGATGCGTTGTCGATACTTTCAATCGCGCAGTTCAAAAGAAGGAAGGTGTGATTGGTCTTATAAAAGGGCCGGCAGGGGACATTCGCGCGATGTTGGGGCTATTGATCACCCGCTATTACTATACTTGGCAACTTCACTTGGAAGAGTTGTGGAATTTTGTGTCGCCAGAATTCCGCAGGACGAATTACGCTGACATATTATTGAAGTACGCTGATCATTGTCAAAAGTCCTTGGGCATTCCTTTGGTGATTGGCGTGTGCACTTCAAGCCGAATGGAAGCAAAGGTGAGAAAGTACCGCCGCCATTTTGGGATGCCGTCCGGCGCATTTTTTGTCAGCGGAGCGCCCCCGGAATATTTCGAGCGCGCGCAGAATTTCGATCTGTGGAAGGTCCACACGCGTGGACGTGACTCGAAAAAAGAGAACGGCCTAGCGGCTCACTTGGCAACAGCGGTTGCCACGACCTTGATGATGCCGTTGCAGATGGCGGGTAGGGCTTAAAATGTCCAAGGGCTCGAACACGACGACAACTTCGCAATCGCCGACTGCACTCCCGCAGTATCAGCAGGCGATTGGGCAGTTACAAAACGTCGCCGCGACGCCTTACACGCCATACGGCGGCGAGTTGACTGCGGGTGTAAATCAACAACAGCAGAGCGGCATTGGTAACATCGACCAGTACGCGCTGGCTGGTGTTCCTTATATGCAGGAGGCCGCTGGCTTGCAGGAGAACGCTGCGCAGCCGTTGACGCAGCAACAGATTCAACAATACCAATCGCCCTATACGCAGGATGTTGTTCAGGCGACCGAACAACAAATGAACAATCAGAACGCGATTCAACAGCAGCAAGTTTTAGGGAATGCTGCCGCGCAAGGTGCATTGGGTGGCGATCGGACTGCCGTTGCACAATCCGTTCTTGCCGGACAACAATCGGCGCAAGAAGCGCCGGTCATTGCTGGGCTGGAAAATCAGGGTTACACGCAAGCTCTGCAAACGGCCGGTCAGCAGTTCCAACAGAATCCCGAACAGGCCGCTTACGGTATCGCCAGTACGGGTCAGGGACTGGAGAATGCCGCGCTCACTGGCGCCAACGCGCAAGTTGGAGCCGGCACGCTTGAACAACAAACACAGCAGGCGCAAGACACGGCGGCTTATCAGCAGTTCATGCAGCAGCAGTTCATGCCGGAAAGCATGTTGAGTTGGGAACTGCCGCTGTTGACGGGTGTGGGATCGCAGGAAGGTGGAACGTCAAGCACGACGGGGCCAGCGCCGAATCCGTTGGCGCAGTATTTGGGACTCGGTATTGCTGGGCTCGGTGCCGCAGGACAAGCGGGCGGTTCGCAAGGCATTGCCGGATTAGCAGCACTATCCGACAAGCGCGCGAAAGAGAATATCAGAAAGATCGGTTCGCTCAATGATGGTCAGCATATTTATAGATTCAACTACAAAGGCGATCCTGAGACTCGTATCGGTTTGTTGGCGCAGGATGTCGAGAAGGTTAATCCCGATGCCGTGCATGAAGTGAACGGATTCAAACACGTCGATTACGATGAGGCGACCAAGAGCGCTGCACGTCGTTATTTTGGCGGGCGCGTTCAAGGTTTAGCCGATGGTGGTGTGCCGTCGGGGTTCGGGTTTTCTCCCGGCCTTCCGGGCAATCCATGGTTGACGCCCGGACAGATGCCGCATGGTAAGGATTTACCGTCTCCTCCAAAGATTCCAGAACAGCAAGTCCAAACGCCGCAACAGATGGCGCAGAACGCTGCTGGATTTTCTGATGCGATGAAGAAAGCGTTTCCGAATAAGCCTGCGCAGCCTGGAGCGCCGATGAATATTGCTCCGCAGGTTTCTGGTGTTGGCAATAATAGTCTGCCGCTGGATGCTTTCGGGAGTATGGATTCGGCTGTGATGCCGCCTACGTCAAGCGATACCGCACTTTATGCCCATGGTGGATTGGTTTTTCCGAAGACGAACAGGATTCAGTTGAAACGTGGTGGTGCGCCCGTGCGCGCCGGGCTTGGAATGGCGTCGTTCATGCCGCGGCGACGGTTTGCATCTGGTGGGTCTCCCGACGATGATGGCGATGTCGTTAATTTTCCGTCTGATCGATTTGTCCAGCCGTCTGTTCCTGCGGGGTTGTATAATAACAGTGCAGGTGAAGCGAATCCTCTTGAGAATATTTTGAAGTTTCAGACTTACGGGCAAAGTTCTCCTTATGCTCCTGCGCCGCAAGGTGACGATGTTCCGCTGCCGCGATCACGGCCCGGTTTGGCCGATGCGTTGCCTCCCGAAATTACGCAAGGAACGTCTGCGCCGCAGGCTGGGCTCGGATCGTCTGCACTTGCTTTTTCGGATGATGGGTCACGCAACGCTGCGCCTGTTGTGCCACCGGACTCGGTCACCAGTGCGCCTGCGGAATCTCGTTCGCAGGAGAAAGGATTGCTCGGGCTGTCTCCTAATTTTTATCAGTCGCTCATGGCGGCGGGCTTGGGCATGATGGCTTCGCGGTCGCCTTTCCTGGGAACGGCTATCGGAGAGGGCGGCTTGCAAGGCTTGCAGACCTATAGCGGGTTGAAGAAACAAGATCAGGATGTTGACCTGAAAGTGAAGCAGTTGAATCAGGCGGCGAAGGCTGAGCAGGATCGGATTGCGCAAGAAACGAAACGCAATCAGTTGGAAGAGAGCGCACAGAAATTCACTCAAACGCAAATGACGCCGTATCAGAAGGCGACACTACAACATCAACAAGACGAATTGGAGCGTCAATTGAATGCTCCGAAAGTGATGACTCCTGGTCAAGAGTTGGTTAATCCAAAAACTGGCGAGACCATAGCTACAAACGACAGTGGCCTTATGACTGACGCCGCGGTGAATCTGGCGGTTGATCGTATCCACGCGGGTGATCCGTCCGCATTGCAAAATCTCGGTCGCGGGGCGCAGACCGGTCAGAATCTAACGCGTATTCAAAACCGTCTGGCGGAACGCGCTGCAACTGAGGGATGGAGCGGGGCGGACTTGGCGGCGGCAAAAGCAAACTTTACGAGTCAATCAGCGGCAGCTTCGACGGCGGCGAAACGTTCGGCTAACGTTGATGCTGCGGTTGAAGAAGCAAAACAAACATTCCCGCTTGCGCTACAGGCTTCCGCGGCGTTGCCGCGTAGTGACTGGGTCCCGATCAATAAACTTGAACAGATGGTTCAGTCCGGCACGAGCGACCCGCGTTATATTCGTTATAATACCGCGCTCCAAGGTGCGATGACGGCTTACTCTCAAGCGATGTCGCGAACGGGAACCAACTCGGTGTTTGCTCAACAGTCCGCTCATGATCTTCTTGCAAAAGCGACCGGGCATGAAGGTATTCAGGCCGCTTTGGAGCAAATGGGGCAGGAAATGGAAGCGGCCAAGATTGCGCCAGAGATTGTAAGGCAAGCTATTTTATCGCGAATCAGTGGTAAGGGCGCGCCTGCGGCGACTACGATGCCGACTGCGGGTGCTCCCGGTGGTCAAAATGCGGGCGTGCCGCAAGCCACCACGAAGCCGCCGGCTATGCGATCTAACGGATGGATTTACAAGTTGCAACCTGACGGTTCGTACAATGACCCGAGCCCACAAAAGGGTTGACGATGGCAGACGATGCACCACCTCCCTTTGATCCGACAGCGGCGACACCTGTTGGTGCAGAGTCGCCGCCGCCTTTTGATCCTGCAAATGCAACTCCTACTACTCCGCAGGTCGGAGGTGCTCGCGCGGCTTGGGAGGGCTTAAAGTCTGGCGCCAGTGCAGGATGGTCTGACGAGATAACCGGCCTTATGGCGGCTGTTGGCGCTGCGGAAGCGCGCGGCTATGTGCCGCCGGATCAGGTGCAAGATTACGAAGACCAAATCAACAAGTCTGGCGGCTTGACTGGCATTTATCATTCGGCTCGCGACGACGCAAAAAGGCAGCGCGACGCGGCGCAGGTGCAACACCCTTACTATTACGGCGCGGGTGAACTAGGCGGCGCTGGTGCGACCATGGCAGCTTTGCCTATAGGGCAGGTGGCTGGGTTGCCGGCGCGTCTTGTCCAGGGTGCTAAAATTGGTGCCGGCTATGGTGCCGTCACGGGCGCTGCGGAAGGTACGCGAGAGGGTGGATTGCCGGGAGCGGCTATTGGCGCGGTGACTGGTGGTATCGAGGGTGGCTTAGGTGGTGCCGGGGGTGAGTTAGGCGGCAGCGCGATTGGAAAGGGACTCCAGTTCGGTTACGACCTTTATGGGCGTCCTATCGCTTCCGCAGTTCGCGGGATGATCGACCCGGCGAAGGAAGCGGCCCGCCGGGTTTACGGTGCCTTGACGACCGACGCTCCGCAGGTGGCGGCCGGTCAAACCTTGGGCTTGACGCCTGGAGAATATGTGGCTGCGCACGCTGCGGGCCAGCCTGTGATGGCTGCGGACTTGGGCGGCGAAACGACGCGTGCTTTACTGCGCTCCGCGGCGAATACATCGCCGGAAGGTCGCGCCCTAATTCAGAGTACGGTTGCCGATCGGTTTGCCGAACAGAATGATCGGGCTGGTTCGACGATCCGTGGCTTGGTTTCCGGCGGTGCCGATACTGCTAAGACCAAAGCTCAACTTGAAGCGGAATATGATCTTGAACGCGGTGGTGCTTACGGTGCGGCCTATCAAGCTGGCGACCGCCCTATTTGGTCGCCAGAATTAGAAAGGCTGTCGTCGGCGCCAAGCGTCGCGGGTGCGATACGCGGCGCTGTGAATCGCTGGCAGGATTTTCAGGTGAAGGATGGATTCGGTGCGATGAATCCGCCCGTCAATGTGACACCCGATGGACAGTTAAAGTTCTTGCCGGGTAAGGGAATGTTGCCTTATCCGAATTTACAATTTTGGGATTATGCATCACGTAATCTGTCTGGCATGGCAGCACAAGCGCGCCGTGCCGGGAATAACACGGATGCTGCTCTTTACGGTGGTTTGGAACAACAACTCAAAGCGGAGCTTGACAAGCAGGTTCCGGAATTTGCCGATGCTCGTGGTATTGCCGCGCGGTATTTTGGTGGCAACAACGCTATCGAAGCTGGACAGCAGGCGTTGAATTTCAAGGGTGACGTGCGTGATTTGCAACGCACGATGGCTCAGATGAAGCCTGCGGAGCGGGAGATTTTTCAGGAGTCCTATGCCGACGCCATGGCACGCAAGGCGGAAGGTGTTTCCGACAATCAGGACGTGACAAATCGAATTTACAATTCACCGCAGGAAAGACAACGGATAGCGGCGGTATTGGGACAGCCTGCGGCAGACCGCCTAGGGGCCTTTGTGGACCGTGAACGGGTGTTCGACGCGGTCCGCAAAGCTCTTGGCAATTCCACGACGGCGCGACAGATGATCGAGGCCGGTTTGGCTGGAGGTGCCGCTGGGGGCTATCTCACGGGCGATTGGCGTGGTGCTGGTGAGGGGTTCCTAGGGGGCATGGGAGCGCGGCGCATCGCGCCGGAAGCGATTACGGCTGGGTTCCGTTCGGCCTTGGGCTATGTGGATCGTAATACAGCAAAACGAGTGGCGGAACTACTTACGACCAGCAACCCGGCGGATATCGCGCGTGGGTTGTCGGCGGCTTCCTCAAATCCTCGGATTGGTCAGGCTTTGCGGGAAACTGGGTCGCGGGCCGCTGCCATGGCTGGGGCTAGGGAGGCCACCACGTTGCCTCCCTCGGTTTTGCAGCTTACAGGCGGCGCGGGCGCCCAGAACCAGCAGCAGCCCGTTCCAGGGCCAGTAGAGGCACAGAAAACAGGCGGTCGCGTACAGCAACAGCGCGCCACGGGCGGCAAGGTGGGGGGTGAATCGGGGCATAAAGGACAAGTAGAATCCAAATCCGCCGATAAATCAAGCGTCAATCGCAAATACGACGTGCCCTACCTCGCTGGATCGTCCGACGACGATAAAACCGTTTACATTGATCGCCGCGTGCCCACGCGAATCGCAGTGAAGCGCGCGAATGGAAAAGGCTACGAGTCAATCGACCCATCGGAGTTTCTTGCCGAACACGAGCGTGAAGAACACAAGGCGATGCGCGCGGGAAAGTCCTACGAGAAAGCGCACGCCGAAGACGGTACGGCGGCAGAGCGTGCGATGGTAAAGGCTCGCGGATTGAATTGGGACAACTACGAGGAAGTGATGGACGGGTTGCTTTCTCATATCGAACACGAACATCCCAAGCGTCCGCCGCCGGACTTGTACAAGAAACCTTATCCGCACAATGAAGCTGTTTTGTTGAAGCGATTGGGTGACCGCGCTGAGTCGAAGGCTGCGCTGCGAGAGAATGAGTCAAACAAAACCGCAAAGGACCATCATGCCTAGACCAGAGCTCTCAGGCGACCTCGCGCGCGTCAAATCCATCGAAGCCGATGAGACATGGCCATCGCTCATCGAAATTGTCTGCTACTGGGGACCGAAAGACAATCCGCGCAAAGGCCGCAGGCGTTCAACTGAAATCGACGCGGATCAGTTCTTTGGTCGTGGGCGTCACGGTGCTCCGATGGCTGGCGATCAACTTGTGGGAATCGTCAATAATCTGCGCAAACAAGGGCCGAAGTCTTGACGTGATGTAGTGCGCGGAGTCAGGGTCAAGCGTGATAGAATCAGGAATTACGCAATGGTCCTTTCCGTCGAAGATGTCTGGGTTGGCTTCATGGAAGGCGTCGAAGGTGTTTGCGTGATCGTGAATAAGGGGAAGCCGACGCAACAGATTCTCTCCATCGGCATGTGGACGGCGCTCAATGCGGGGATGCACTTGACGAAACGCGGTGCTATTCTGATTTCCGATGCGCATGGTGGGATTCCCCAGGCGACTCCTGAGCAGATAAAGGGATTGAATTCGTGAGCAGGCATTTTGGTCACGCTCCCGTTGTGCAGGTTGAAAGACCGGACTCGGTCAACGATCCGCTTGAGGAAAGGTTGACGGGGTTTCAGCGCGTCATTCTCGGGCTCGGAGTTGTCGCAAGTGGGGTTTTGAGCGTGATGGTGGCTCACGGTTATTATGTGTGGTTTTTGAAGCCATGACCGACGCAGCAACAGCACTTGCCGATCCGCGCTTCGCCGCGTGCTGGCCTTTCACTTTGATTCAGGAATGTCCTCTCCCAAACGATTGGAGCAATCGCCGTAACTTCTCAAACGATGCTCACGATCCGGGCGGCGAGACGATGTGCGGCATTATCCAGCGCGAGTATGACGCCTATCGCAAAGGCAAAGGTCTGCCGCTGCAAGATGTGAGCAAGATCAGCCGCGATGAGGGCGCGGACATCTATTACAATTCCTATTGGCTTCCGGAATGCCCGAAACTGCCGCCAGGGTTGGACTTGCAGTTTTTCGATGAGGCGGTGAATGCCGGGCCCGGTGCGGCCACTCTGATCTTGCAACGTGCGCTCGGCATCACGGCGGATCGTGTATGGGGGCCACAGACTGAGGCGGCGGTGAAGGGTGTCACAAACTCCTACGCGGTTATCAGCGCATTCACTGCGCAGCGTGAGGCTTACTACAAGGCGCTGCGCGGCTTTCAGTATTTCGGCAAAGACTGGATTCGACGTTCGGTTGAAATTGGTAACGACGCGGTCAAGATGATTCCGGCAGGAGGAATAACATGAGCATCGACCCGAAATGGCGATTCACGATCAGCATTATCGTCACCATCGCAATCGGTATAAGTCAGGGAACACTCGTTCTTACGAACGCCATTCCGCCCGCTTGGATTCCGATAGTTGCTGCGTGGTGCGGCATCATCGCGTTTATCGGCTCTGCTGTTAATACCACCATCAGTGGCATGGGTATGGGTAGCCAAGCGCGTATCGACGCGGCGGCATCGTTGCCGCAGGTCAAGGCCATTTTGACTGAGCCGCCCATTGCAGCGGCTACGCCGAGCGAGAAGGTGGTGGGTACGATTGCAGCGGCGCAAGCTGTCGCGCAAAAGGCCGCGTAATGAGCAACTTCCTCCTGGAAATGGCAGGCCACGCGGAAGGTTTGAGCGACGCGCAAATCGCCAAGCTCGAAGCCGACGCGCCGGGCATCGCCGCGTTGGTGCATACACTGCGGGAGAACGCGCCGCTATTTCAACAGTGGGATGTGCTCTACGAAAATGCGAAGCCGTTGCTTGCTCAGAGCCAAGCGCTTTATGAAAAGTCAAAGCCACTGATCGCGCAAGCGCTCGCTGAATTGCCGACACTCGATTCGGACGTTCAGATCATCATCGGCATTTTGGGCAAAGGTCCGGCGATATCGGCGGCGGATCAGTACTGAATTTGTTTGTTAGCTTGGCTACCTAGTCTCTCAAAAGTTCTGTGAGATTCTTACGGCCATTGGGGTTCGAGAAAATGAAGATGACGCCGTGGAAGGAGTGTGGACCAATTGAACAAACAATACGCGCCATCGCAATTGTCGGCGTTGGAATGTGGGTGGTTCTCATTGGCGCGAAGATATATCTCGGGTGATTGCAAGACTCTATGGCCGTAAAACCCTCTCGGTGGTGTGAGAGCCAAGGTAGCCAAGCTAACCAAACAAAACTAATCCGGTATGTTGCAGCAAAGCCACAACTGAATCTGCTAGAGCAGTCTGCGTAAAGTTCAACTCATCGGAGAAGATCATGCGCAAACTGTTTGGAATCCTCGGGGGCCTCGCGCTCCTGACTTCGACCGCTGCGATGGCGGCGGATATGCCTGTGCCATTTCTCAAAGCTCCTGCGGCGGCTACGGCCGGTTCCGGCTGGTACGTCGGCATCCTGACCGAAGCCGACGTTGCCCAAGCCAATGTGAGTGGCACCAACGTTTTCGCCACGAGCTTCGCATCCGGCAATCTCACGGCAACCGGCGGCGCTGTGGGCGGTGAATTCGGCTACATCGGCAACTGCGCCATCGGCTGGTGCAGGGGTAAGTTCACGGGCGCCTGGCAGAACATCACGGGCACCAACACGGTAGGCGCCACGGCCACCACAAGCGCCGCCAGCGCGTCAATCGCAAGCCGGTGGTCCTCGACGCAGGAATTCGATATCGGCGTCGAGTGGCTGCAGCGCGTCCTCGCGGCCCTTCCTACGCTCGGTAACGTCAACTTGTTTCCGACCATCACGCCGATCACCCCGACTGTCCCGGTGGGGACACCCAAGCAATACATCGGTGTGGGCCTCAAGGAAGCCGGGGTCAGCGGCTCGTTCGGCATGGCCAATGGCACCACAGTCGGCGTCTATCCGATGGTCACGGGCGGCTTCATCTGGCCAACGCTCGGTACCAACGGCAAGCCCAACGGCGGCGCTATCGACGCCTCTGCCGGCATCGCGTTCCCCGTCAAGGGTTTTAGCATGGGCAACGTGTTTGCCACCAACGGCGCTCCGCTCACGTTCGGTGCCGGCGCCAATCTCGGCACGCAGTATTGGACGCGGCTGAGCTACGACTTCGGTCTATAATGCCCCTCATCCGCCGCATCGTGTTCGGCGAACCGAAGCCCGGCGAAGCAAGATTCGCCGGGCTTCTCGGCTCGCTTACGGAAAGCGTGAGCTACTGCAATCGCACCGGGCCGCTTGAACACGACCGCGTAACGGATTTGCCGATCACTATTCCGGCGTTGAAATTGAACTTTGTCCATCCCACGGTGCTTTCGTTTGTCAGTGCTAAACCCGACGATAACGACCCGCTTGGCCTCTTCGCATGGCACCATATGCGTCTTTACGATGAAGGCGCGGCAGGGCTACCCGCACAGCATGGTCACGCTGCCGCCCTTTGCAGGGCGATCTATGCCTATCCCGGCGACCCTCCTTTCGTATGGGATGAGCGACAGGACACGACCGGCGTCGCCTGGGGCATCAGCTTTGGTGGTCCTGTCGGCAACACCCGAACAATCGCCTATGTGGTTTTTCGCGGCTCCTACACCATGCTCGATTGGCTCCGCGACCTGGTCGGATTTGCGCCTGCCGTCAGTCATCCGACCTTTGGTCCAATGTGGGGTGGTTTTCTGCTCGGCATGGATGAGACCTGGGCAGTGATAAAACCTCTTTTGAAGGATACCGAAGAAATTGTCATCACAGGACATTCGCTTGGCGCCTCTCGTGCGGACGTACTGGCGGGATATATGCTTACGGATAAGTGAGGCCCATACTTTCGTACTGAACCAAACCTGTGTAATGGTACTTAAGGATGAGAGTGGGGAGTCCTTTCGTCATGGTACGATTGTAGGAATCAGGTGTGAACGTGAACACTGCGGTTGCTGCGCTGGGAAGCTGGATGCCTCACCAAAAGTCTATCGACGAACGTCTCGATGAGTTAGAGGCGTTTCAGAAAGAGGCCAAACCGATCATGGATGCTTACAAAGCCGGCCAATTGATTTGGAGGCTCGTTTGGGTTCTCGGCGCGGTCTTCGTAGGCATCGGTGGTATACTCAAATCCTGGGCATGGATCACGAGCAACATTGGGAAATGACCTGCTTGCTGAAATGGCTTCATCGCCTCACGCCGGCAGCAACGGCAAGCTGGATCATTGTTGTTTGCGTGACGGTCTATTGGGAATTCTTTGACGATCCCGATCCCGTCGTCGTTCACAGCATCATGCTTCTTCCGGATGTGCCTCATCGTTCGGGCGACATTATCACCTTGCACGTCGATGTCTGCCAGATACGTCCCGGCGTTCCAGGGACAGGCATTCGCATGATTGCTGGCCCTATCGTTCCGAGCGGAGATAGAACGGGCGGCTTCATGCACTTTTTGAACGGCAACTATATTGATCCCGGAATCAATTGCACCAAACATGATCGTCCCGTCGAGTTGCCGCGCGACCTTGCGCCGGGAAAGTACAACTATGTGTTCCAGGGCGTTTATCAGATCAATCCGATCAAAACCAAAGTGTTCACCCAGCCGCCAGTGCCGTTTGAAATAGTCGGGCCGTGATGTGGCTGACGGGAGGGGTGATCTTCAACTGTCTTGGGCAACGGTTGTTGGCGGCGCTGCTATCTGCATATCTTTAGCGGGCGCTGGCTGGACTATTTTTCAGAACGAATTTTCCAGCGTTAAGGACGTGGCGACAGCGGATCGCAATCAATCCCTTCTCTATTACAATACGAACCGCGATGATTTGATCCGCAGTTCGACGGAATTAAAAGACAGATTAAATGGCCTTGAATCGCAATTGAGGATCATCGCTCCGCGGCTTGCTCACGAACCGGTCGAGCAAAAAACAATCGACGCCATCAATACAGCCACCGACAAACGGATCGATCTGATCCAGGCGCAGATCACTGACATCAACCGGCAAATAGCGGCGGCGCTGATCATCATCGATAACAATAACGCTACACCAAGAAGAAACTCGCCGGCGCTGCCGCCGTGAACCGCTATGCGCCTCCCCAACGGCACCTGTCCGGTGTGCCACGGCAAGATTGTCGAATCGGATATCGATCTTCACCCGAGCCGCGCTGATCTTGCGATTCAGAATTTCTGGTGTCCGAAGTGCGAGCGTGTGGTTAAGTCGGTGACCTATTCGTTGAAGCCTACAAAGGAATAGTGGCAACCAAGGCGGCGGTAGGATTGTTGTTCCCGCCATACTTCGCTCCCAGCCGTTTCAATTCACTTTCAGCGGCATCTGTTAACGTGGCCGATTTTTGTTCCGCTCCCGTCCGCGAGATTCGTCCGCTCAATACTTCGTTCTTGGTTTCCTCGGCAATGGCGATTACTCCGAGCCACTGCTGCAACATATATTCTCGCTCAGTGCGCGCGCGGTCCCGTTCCCTTTCGCGCGTTTCGGCACGCTCCCGCCAGTAATTACGGTCTTGCGTCATTAAATCGAGCGAGACATTCAGCGACTCATTTTCAGCAGTTAGCCGCGTATTGTCCGATGACATTTCGGACCATTTGGTTTCGAGAATGCCGGCGATCTTGCCGGTTTCTTCTGCTGTGATTTCTTTGACGCTCATTCCCAGCTCCTTCGTGTTAACTTGTCTACTGTCGGGAGAACCCGTATTCCCCGCCGAGCTTTTCGCGCATGGTCAGGACCTTGAACGGCCCCACCTTCTCCTTTGATTTGTTCGCGCGTATTTCGCCATTCGGCAAAATGTCGAGTTCGATGTCAGTATCGGAATTCAAAAGCGCCTCAATCTCATCGATTGTTAGGCGCTGCGGTTCGTCTTTCGGATCGCCCATCATTTTCCCCATGTCCATTGCCAGTAGATAAATCGGGCCACGCCCAGCACAATCAGTCCTACTAAGAGCCATTCATGCCACGGCATCTGCGGTCCCTGTTAGCTCTTGTTTAACAGGTAGTTTTCGACGGCATCGAGTGCCGCTCTGATCTTCGGAATATCCTCAATCAGAATTTCTACGGTGCCTTGGCTGTGCCGCCCTTCCGAGCTTGGGTAGACCTGGATGGCGTGGCGTCTCTCTTCGAAGTAGGAATCCTCTCCGCGCAAGTAGAACGACTCGCGGCGGACCTCTACGCTGTACTCGCCCATTTCGGGCGTCGAATCCAAACACATGCCCATGTTGTTCTCCCGAAATATCTCTTGTTACTTTTCTTTTGTCGCCTCATCAAACAGGGCGTCGGCTAGGGCTATTTCAAAACACGTCATTGCCGTTGCAACTTCGGTATCCCAATCCTTTCCCTCTGCCGCTACATCGGCCCGTAGCTGCGCCTCAGGCGCGTAGAGGATGTATTCCATCGCACAGTCCTCAGAACAGAACCGGCGCTCAGGCGGCTCGTACACGTCAAGAGCATCACCGCAATGCTTGCAAAAAACCGGAACTGGACAACCCATCGTCATTCCCCTGCTCGTTGGCCATATGTCGGTTGCTACGCGAGCGGCGTATCTTCGATCCTGATATTCAGGGGCTTGGTGCTGTAGAGTGTCTCAGTCAGCCTAGCATCCATAGCGCGCAGTTCGGTTTCGGTCATGCCCTTTTCGTTGCGCCATTCCAAGCCGGCGGCGGCTCGGTCGGCGTCAGTGATGACTTCGACGCCGACTGCATAGAGCGCGGCAAATATCTCTCGGTACAAGTCGCGCCGGACGTGAGGATTGCCTCTATAATCCTCCTTGTTGTCCTTGGCTTCGGTCTCGATATGCCTTTCAAGGCGCTCGTAGCGGTCAATCCAGACCTCAAGAGCAAAGAGGATTTGGTGGGCCACGGTCTCTGCTCGAAGGCGGCGGCGATCCGGCATCATGCTCATTTGGGTTGCGGTCAAAGACATTGTGGTTCTCCATGTTAATCGCTTATCAATACCAACCTTCGGGACGCGGCCAAACGTCCAGTTTGACAAGTTCGTTTCTCGCCTTGTCCAATTCGTCTTGCCACGCCTTGATCTGTTTCTCTGCTTTCCAGACTTGACGCTGCGCGTCAGCAAGCCTTTCGGAGGCCGGCTTTGCCGCGTCCAGGGCACTCCCGCCAATTTCAAACATTTCATTTCCCTGCTGTCTGCACATTAATGCCGCGCTTCTCATCTTTGTCGCGCTCTATAGCGGAGCAAAGAGCCTCATCATATTCGCCCTGCGGGCAACGAGGGTAGCAGCATCCTTCTCGATCCAATCCGCAAGTGCAGCGGTTCATGGTTTTCTCCTACTTGTCAGGGATTAGCGCCCGTTAACCGCCTGTATCGCCACTTTTCCGATGTCCTCAAAAATCTCTTTCCAGATTTCGTCATCATCAATGCCAACCTGATCGTAGCGGAATCCCCTGCGATCATCTAAAGCTTTAAGATAGATCGTCTGACCTATGCGACCTTCGTGAGTTTCCGGTGTGAAGTCGTGGTAGCTCATTTGGTTTCTCCTGCTGTCTCGGCGTCAGTGCGCGGCAATCGAAACCGCGTTGGGTGGCTGATGTATTCCATGTGCAGCGGGTAGGATAGCACCCATCGCTTCAAGTCGCCGCACCAATAGGCGCGACCAACGAACTCGATGGGGAATAGAACATCGCTGCCGTCCTTCGGCGCGTTCTCAATGTCCGTCCGCCAATCTTCTGCCGACATAGTCATCGTCAGCGCCTATTCGCATAGATCAGAATTGAATTTGCACGCGCGATCGCGGCATGGATAGCCTCGTTCCAAGTATCTCTCAATTCTTTGGCAATGGCATCTTTGATCTTGTCTGGGTGAGGAACCATCTGGTCGTGGATGCGAATGTGTTCTTCAACGAGAAAACTAGCCGCCTTGTCGAATTTATCTCGATCGCACATATGGGCTGCCTGCTTGTGGGGGTTTAACCGCTAACAATCTTGCACGGCGGTATAGATTGCACCAATGACGGCTTTGACCGATCGAAGCTCACCCGCGGTCATTTCGCCGGCGTGAAGCAGAATATGGCCGCTCGAACTCCACTTCGCAATTTCCTTCAAGCAGCGATCTTTCTCAGCCATGCGAGCCTTCCGCATCATTTCGTTCTCGTGTTTCACTTCTTCGATGGTCCGAGACATTTGAGTTCCCTGCTGTTGTGATGTATGTGTCTATTGCCAATCGTCGGAACAGATAAGAACCTTTAGTCCGACCATCCAGCCATGTTTGCACCGCGTGCCGATCCGCTCCGCAACCCTTCGCTTCCATGCCCACGGGATGGGAGCAATAAAAAGCAAGTGGCCGATGAAGTTCATGGTGACATCCTACTGATCAGTACCTAAAAACCGCACGCCAACGCCGCCGCAGCCATCGACATTTCGGCAGACCTCATGCCATCCGACAATTACCATGCAGCGGTATTCGTCTGGCGTCATGACTTTGTGAGGCTGCCGCGATGCTCTGGGTACGATCGGCTCCCTCCCTATCTCGTAGCTGCCATCATCGCGCATGTCATTTTCCCTGTATTGGACGGGTTAACCGGGACCGCGACAGCCACTTGGCTTGGCGTTGGTTATGTTACCAAACAAAGCCAGCGGCCAAAATATCGCTGACACCAATATAAATTTTTGGGCATCGTATTTTTGTCCACAGTAGTTTTCGACGTTGCGATCCCAAGCTGACGTGACGATCAGTCCGCATATTAACCAAAGCTGTATCCATCTGATCGTCACTGTCGTCTCCATGCTGTTCGGCGGTTAACGCGGGTTTCTCTCGGCGGCCGTTTGTGCTCGCGCCAGTCGCATCCTGGCTGTCTTTAGGACGCTGGCGGCATCGGATAGCTGATCGTTCAAGTCTCGCACATGCCGCTCGGCATCCTTGACGCCGCGACGCGCGTCTTGCAGTTCAATCTGCCGATTAGGCCCTAGTCCTTTTCCAATCGTCTTCATGGCGCTAACGTCCTGTTAACTTGCGTTTGCGAGCGGTCGCGTCGAGTCCGCCAAATCGAGCAACAAGTCGCGAAACTCTAGCGGCGTCGCATTCCTGATCTTCGTCTTGTCCTTGCCGCCGACCATCGCCATCATTCCAATGCGCCTGGCCTTTGCGTAGCCGTGCTTCGCCAGCGCGACGGGGTGTAGGCGCTGTTCGCTGCGGCCCCAGTGAAGCGCCCGGCAATCGACGCCTCTGGCGAACAGCCAAGTCCCCTTGCGGCTCATGTGGCCGTAGTGAGCCTGCTCGACATAGCAGGTCCAACCGCCCCACCGTTCGCCGGACCAAACCCACCCGCCGCTGCGGGGCGGTTTAATGATCCCGTGAGCGTCCCATGCCTGGCTGTCGGCAGGGTGTTCCAGAACGCCTCCCCATTCGCAGACGGAGCGCAGCGCAGAGACAAAGCAGCCGTCGTCATCCCCCAGCTTGAATTGGTGCGGCTTGCGCGTGGAGCCATGCCAGAAGCGTCCCCACCGCTGGCAAGGGGGATGAGCTACCACCGGCCACGGGCCAGCATACATGCGGGCGTCGCGCTCAATCGGCCACAGGTCCACGTTCGGCAATCCTGCGTAGATGCCATCGGCTTCGACAAAAAGAGCGGCGATCTTTTTCAAGTTAACCCCGTGTTATCGCCCGAATTTTAGTTCAGGTGCCTTGAAGGCAAGCGCCGTTTCCGCAATCTGTATTGCGTCATCTAGCGGCTCGCCATCTTCGCTATAGGAGAGCGCTTTGATCTGCTCAAGGGCGCGTTCGTAAATCAGAAGCCCTTGACCATTATTGAGCGCCGCATTGGCCATGCCTCTACACTGCTCTCGCAGCCGCTCAATCTCGTCAGCCGCCTCGGTGACCATTTCGGGATACCGCGCTGGGGTGTCATAGCTAAGGCTGGCCCGTAGGCGCTCGACAATGTCGGTCATCGTGCAATTCCCTGTTGTCGACGCATAAGTCGATTAGACAACCATCCAATCAGAGTACATTGAAAGCTCGCGCTCACCGCGCGAACCATCTTTTTTAATCTGCTTCGCGTAGACCCATGGTTTCCCGCCATACGAGGGATTGATGCGGACGACGACGCCCTTACGGCCGTTTTTGTCCACAACAATCATGCCGATGCCAACCTTGTATTTCTCGCACGCTTGCGTTTCTTTCAGGCGCTCCACCTTGTATTCGGCTTCTTTGTAGACAGTGCGCGCCGCGTTACGAACGGCCTCGGCATCTGCAATTTCTTTGTCCGTAACCATCACGCCACCTTCTCGCTGCTCTTTTCCATCCGCTTTCTCAAAACATCGCGCATGGATTCGACTGCCGCACGTCGATACTTTTGCGGATACCCACGGGATGTTTTGAAGATGTAGTGGCCATCCGAATAGGTGATCTGGGGAACCTCTGCCATGGTATTGGCTGCCTTGAAGGCTTCCAAATATTCCTGGATTAATGCGGGGCTATAGGCCGGTGTTTTGGTCATGCTGCGCTCCCACTCTTTTCCATCCGCATCCGCTGTACAGTATGGGTGTTCTCCCGGCTGGCGCGGCTGTAGTCCATCGTCTGTGAAACGTCGGAATGCGTTGCCATGTCGCGCACGTGTTCGGCCTTGGCACCCATCGCAATGGCCTCGCTAATGCCACCGGCTCGATTGTCGCGGTTTTGGACGTTCAAAGGCACATCGCATTCGGTGGCGATCACGCGCCATTCCTCCCGAAAATCATCCGCCTTGTATGGAAAGCCGGTGTATTCATCGACTATCACGGAGCCTTTGGCGGGCAACAGATCGCGGTGAACAATGATCTTATCGTCGCGACGTTCAACGCAGCCCGGCCATTGATATTCCAGTTCGGCCATAACTAGGGGTGCAAGTTTTAGGTCTGGCTCGCTAAGCTTCTTACGCTTGCTGGTGACGTGGTGGACGATGAACTCCGCGTCGATTTCTTCCCAGCGCAAACCTTTTAGCCATTTCATCGGCCCTTTTTTGGGGTGCATGGAGCAAACATCCGACAGCCCCGGCTCGTCCACTGGCAGCCACTCTCCGATCACATCCTTTTGTCGCCAGCTACACTCAAATTGGAGAGCCTGAGCGAGCCCAACCATCGGCAGAGTCGTGCGAGCGCGATTGCAAACCGCGGTCGCCTGCTCGCGAGTAATTTGGACGGTGCGCGGCTTGCCGTTGGCAAAGCGCATCTTGTGCAGGATGTTGGCGACGCGCTCGCAATCCTTGTCGTCCAGCGCGTAGTCGCCGAAGTTGACCAGAGTGCGCAGCATCCCGACCAGCGCGTGGCCCATGGAGATTTTCTGGTCGCCGCCTGTCCACTGGCGATGCCATGAAAAGACGCGACGACCGTTGATGGTGCTGATATCCGTAAAGGCTGCGCAATGGCAATCGTAACTATCCTCAGCGATCCACCACGTTCGCGCAAGCTGATCCATCAGCCGGTTGTAATAGCGCCGCGTGCAATATTCGAGCTTGTAGAAACCCGATATTGGGTCGCTGCGGTAGGTTTGCATTAGGGTGCGGAGGTTCATGATTCGGCTTTCCGGTAGTAGGGTGAGGTCTCAAACCCGAGCGCCTTTAGGATGGCCGGCCCTGCCCCGCGGTTGCCCCGCAGGAAGTCCGAAAGGTAAGCCGCTGATATTCCCACGTCGTCCGCCCACTGCTTCTGTGAGCCATTGTGGCCGATTGCGGCCTTAACCAATTGAGCAAGTTCGCGATCGTTTCGATAGGTTGCCATCTATGCTGCCTTTACAGCGCCAGCCCGGCACATTGGGTGTTCGGGAAGTTTCCAGCCGCAACGGCGTAGGTGTTCGGTGCCCCATGCCTCGAAACTATCGCGCCATGTCCAGCCTGCATCGCTGTTCACCTTGTCTGCACAGGAAATATGCAGTGCCCAAGTCTTGCGCTGTAACCGAACCATCAGGACGCGCTCGCCGGTTTCAATGATTTTTGAGCAGCATCGGCAACGATGCCGATGTTCACGGTAATCGTGACCGTAATCGCACTCAAAGGTTGGTTCCGGGGTTTTCATAAGGAATATATAAATCAGCCGATAAGCGAATGTCAATAGGGGTGGATCAATCATTCCAGGTTTTTCCGCAGTCGAAACAAAAGCGCGTCGAGCTAGTGCCGTCAGGGCCAAGGACGCTTGAGGAATAGACCTCCTCGTGCGGGCACCGAAGCTGCCGCAGGCGTCGGTTCTTTTCGGTCAGGGTCTCGCGTTGCAATTCTTCGAGGGTCATGCCCGCTAAACCTCAGTTACTCGGCATCCGTAGTTGGTGTTCGGTCTTACGGTAGATTGCAAAGAGGCGAATCCGTTTTTGTGGGCCGTTCATCACGCCGATGATGCCGAGCAGCTTCACAGGCAGTTTTCGCTTGCCGCCAGTCGGCGGAATGAACTCGTGGAGTAGCCCTATCTTGCCGCCGATCTTCGTCACCCGCGCCAGCTCGGCGATTATTTTGGTCGCTGAGATATAGGGCAGGCCATACCGCTCGGAATCCTTTGGCGAATAGGGAGGGTCCGCGAACGAGGCATCAAAGGTGGCGTCGGCGAATGGGAGCGTGGATCCAAGGGACACCACAGAAGGCTTGCCAGCGGGGTTGCCGTCAACGGTGGTAATGCCATCCTCGGGCGCTATCGTTCCACTGAACCAATGAAGCATCGAGCCCCAGGGCCGCAGGACTTGCTTGGCGCGCGGCCAGAACGATTGCGGGAAGGCGCCATAATATTTTGCGGTCGGCCGCCCACAGAACCATGTCCCGTGAATGTAGCCGTTTTCCAGAACCGTGTAGGGCGGAAGGTCCGTAACCGCGTCCATTAAAAAATCCCATGCTAAGCAGAAGTTAACCGCCAACTTTATAACGCGAGCGTTTCATTCCGAGAGCCGGATCGCCGCGCCAGTGCGCTCGCACATATTCCAATTTACCCATCTTGATTCGCAGATGTGCCCGGCAGAAATGAAGCGCCTTTTTCCCCGTCAAATGAGCTTCGTGTTCTCCGTCATCCTCTTTCGGTGGGTGCACGCTCAGTTGGATTTCGGTCCAAGCGTGCAAGGGAAACTTGCCAACACCGGCTCTCAGCAAATCCCTTTCGAGGCCACGGTGGGGCATAGACTGCCTGCGGCCGAGAATCTTTGGAGAATTGATCGCAGCGAGGGCTGCATAAAGAAAATACTGCGCTTTAATGTGCAGGCGTCCAGTTTTGTCGTGCGCCGGGGCTGGCGTTATGAGACAAGGAGGGTCGTTGGACAGTAAGGCTAATTTGCCACCCGGTGTGCCCGTCAGCAACTCGCGATTTCCAAAGGACGAGTGCATAGTCGCGATGCCTGACCGAACGTCAGGGGCTTGAAGTAAAAACCCCTCCCGTTTTTCGGGGTCGCGATACTCAATCCACGTCTTAGGCGCAGGAAGAAAGGCCAGGGTGCCGTCGAAGCCCTCCCCACTCAGGTGTTCCGCCATGAGTTTGTCGCGAAGATCGTTCAACATTTCCAGAACGTCGGTTACATCGAAGCAGTGTGCGTCTGCGAGAAGCGGCGCAATGTCATAGCCGTGAATATATTCCCGCTTCTTCAACGGAAGCGTGAGGCGCTTGACAATGCGGTGGGCGAGGGGCGTCATGGGTTCCGTCGCATAGTATAGTGAAAAAACGGGTACATATCTGTCATCTGTCGGCATCCGCGCCGAGGATCGCCCGAGACAGGGTATTTTCGACGCGAAGCTGTATGATTTGTCGAATGTCGCGGTCGGTGCATTCTCCTGACGTGCGGCACTTGCGAATGGCGGTCAGACAATCCACCGCAACATCTTCGGCCTTTTTCTCAATTTCGGTGGGCGTCATTGCGCTTCTCCGCGTAGTCATTGATGGCCTTGGCCACAAAATCCCAATGGTGCTTCATGCCCGCCGCGAAGTCGTCCGGGGAAACGTCGGCTGCGATGGCGAGCCTAACCGCTAAGGCGTGAAGGCCATTCAGGATCGCCGAAACGTCATCGCCATAGACCTTCATCGCGGCCTTGAGAATGCGACCCTCCTTTGAGGACAGAATACCGGCCATCAGGTCTTTGGCTGTGAGACTCATGTTTTTCCCGAGTAATTCCGTAACAACCGGCTACTGCACGATCTCGACGGCGGTGAGCCAATAGCCATCGCTGCATGGAGAGAAGCGGCGCGAGTTGTAGTGGACCTTGACAATGGCGCCGGTATCTACCGCGCGCCGCAGCGTGTCGAGGACGGCGGGGTTGACGATGGTGAACCACATGTCCTCTTTGGACAGCGAGCCGGTGCCGTTGCGCATGACCCCAAGGCTCAGATCGAACGCCGGGTAGTCCATGCAGACCAGCGGCGTGACGTTGGAGAGCTTTTTTGCTTGGCCGATAGCTTCCACATCGGTTTGAGTATTTCCGCAGCCGGCGAGCGCCAGAGCGGTCATCAGAATTGCAATCCGTTTCATTGGATTCTCCGTGTTAACTTGTTGTTACTTTTCATTCCAAACGCGAAGTGCCTTGCGGCCCTCGTCCGTCACCGTCACATAAACGGCAGGCAGATCGTCTCCGCTCACATAGCCGTCGCGAAACATGGCGCGGACAGTCCTCGCGCTACCGCAAAGGTCGTTGAACGTACCCGCGCTCACGCGGCCGGTGCCGTTCAGCATGAGGGCGATGATTTCTTTTTGGTGCTTGGTCATATTTTCCCGGTTAACCTGTCGTTTGTCGTTACTCTGAATTGCCGTCGTATCTTATCGTTCCATCTTGAATCAGACCCATCGGGTCCGGACCGTATGGTGTTTTGCCGGTGCTGCGCCAGACTTTGCCGTCCCATTTGTACAGCGTGCCGGTGATGAGATTGAGCCATTCATCGCCAAGATTAGGTTTAACGGATTTGCCTTTTTTCATTTGTGATCCTACGAAAGCATCCCAGCCCGCGCCGCAAACACGATGCTTCTCATCTTAACCAAATCCCCGCGCGCTGCATAGAGTCTTTCCGCGAGCAACACCGGATTAATTCCGACGATGGACCAGAAGCCGCGCTCGCCGATGCGATGCTGTTCTCTGTGGCAGTCGTCACACAAAGGAACGGCCCATTTGTCTGCTGGTTTCTTGCCTATGCCGCCGTGTTTGTTGTGGGTGCCTGATTGCATTCGCACATGAGCGGCTTGGCTCGGTTCGTCGTTGCAGCCTAGGCACGGGAGAGTCCTAATCATTGCCAGGTAGACCGGATCGGAATCGCCGACGACTTTTAGTTTGATGCGCGGCGCTATGCCGAATGCGCGTTTGAGTAGGGCGCCAGGCGCGTCTGGTGGTGTTAGGCGTTGGGGGTGTTGCAGTTTCATTTGGGTCACGAGAGTTTGTTTGTTCCGTTCCGCCGGACTCGGTCACCTGAGGTCGTCTTGCCCGAAAGTTTCCTGCCACACCTTGCGCAAAACCTCAACGCGCGCTTTCAGTTCGTTGGTCTCGCACTCGCAACGCCCGGTTTCGATGAAGGCGTTGAGCAGCGAGCAAACAAACATTCTCTCTGCGTCACGCGGCGCCGTGGGGCGCGGCTGATAGTATTGCTGGCCGTTCGGCTTTGCTGGCGCGGCGCCGTTGCGTTGCGGCTCCGTGAACTGCTGAAAATCCCCACGAGGCTCCGCGCGCTGCTGCGGCTCGACGGCAATCTTCTTGACACCGATGATATTCTTAAACCCCTTGTCGCTTTCGGTATACGCAAGCTCGTACTTGTTTCCCGGTTCGAATTCCCGGATACGATCCTGCTTCACTGGCCACCATTCGTTGTTGGCGCCTTTGATGCTGCCGTATTGCTTGCCTTCGGCCGGGGGCTTCACGAAAGTCACGTCAACGGTTGCGGTCTGCATTGTCTCACAAGCTCCGTTCGTAGGTTGATTTGATGCCATCCGGCAGTTCGCCAGTAGCTTCGCGGAATCGCTTTGCGTCCTTAATAATCTGTTTTTTGAGATTGTCGCTGCATCCCATGATGGTAATGGCTGAACAGGCATCCCCCACAGTAAAAACCTCGGTCGTCCTCATGCTCAGGGCTTTGTTTCCCATCACGGAGGCGATGCGAACTGGGACGTTGCGTTCGGCTGTGGCGGCGGCGCGGTCGGTTTTCTGGAAGGCTTTGAACGCTTGGTCCGCGTCGGCAATGGCGCCACCAACGTCAGTGCATTCGCCTTCCTCGGCATTCAGGATGGCCTCTTGCTCGCGCGCCTCGGCTTCGCGGGCTTCGCGCTCGGCTCGTTCGGCTTCCTCGCGCAACCGCTGTGCTTCACGCAGGCGCGCGGCTTCGACGGCGTTGTTGTATTTGGACAATCGCGCCTTGGCGAGTTCGTAGAGCTTTTCGAGGGGCTGGCGCACGAGGCGGTAGGGCTTGTTGATCCGTTCCAGTTCGGCGTTGAGCGGATCGACCTGCGGCTTGCGCTCATCCTCCATCGTCTGCAAGGCAACGCGGGTGCGTTCGATCCATGCCGCGTATTGCTTGGCGCCGTCGAAGTTTTCGATGACCGGATTATTCTCGGTGAATGTCGAAAGCTCGGCCATCGCCTCCTTGGCGCTGTCAATCGGACCTGGAGGCGAGTTTCCGCCGATGGCAAGCCGGCTGTTCGTTTGCTCGGCGAGTTTGTTGTGGTCGGTGCGGTCAAGCATTTTTCAACTCCAACGTCCGTGTGAATTTCCGTGTCGCCAAAGCCACCCGTGATCCAGAATGACCCAAGCCTACCTTGTCGCTTCCCGTTCCTCATACTCATCATCGGCATAGTAGTCGCCATACTCTTCTTCGGCTTCGACCGCCTGGGCGCAACGCTCCAACTGAAAGGTTGCATTCCCTTCGACAGCACCAACAAAAGCCCCGTCGAAATCCGACATGCCAAGAACTTCCGACGTGTTGGAATTGGCTTCCTCCCCAACGATCTTCAAAACCCGATCCGCAATCCGCGCCCAATGGAGCACAAAGTCCGCCATGTCCCGGAACTGATCCGGCGACGGTGAAGGGGAGATATGCGGCACATACAACCGCGCCAGAGTTTGAACGGCCTCGCGATGCACGGTCGCAATCGCGTTATGGCGCCCGTTATTTGCTCGGCTGAGAACGTCGATCAAGGTCTGGCGGTCCTTCATGACCGGCTCGGTGGAAACGTCGAAGTCGCCTGTGATCTTGTCGGTCATTGGAAGCCCCTGTTGCGGTGTTAGGTCGATTTGGGTCACGGGTATGGCGGTGGTTACGGTGCGGTCACCTGATGATGGCGCTTCTTATTTTAGCCATGCGTTTCATCCGGTCCGCAGTGTCGTCAACTTCATGGTAAACGTATTTTTCGCCTTCGCAGACTAAGCATGGCACTGCGCGCTTAAAAAAGTAGCCGATTGTCCTAGGAGCAAAAGGAAACCAAGTTCTACCTTCTCCTTCGCAGGCGGCGCAGACAATGCGCGTTACAATAGTCATTCCACTCTCCTAAAGCCCGTATGAATTTCCGTGTCGTATTCGTAGCCCGTGATCTGGAATGACCCAACACCTACTACTGCTTCGCTATCTCGATCAGAAAGTAGATAATTCCGCCGATATTGACACACACACTCAACGCAAATCCCAAGACCAACACTTCGTACTTCTCTCTCAGTTGCTCCAACAACAATTCCCGTCCTAAGACCATGGCGTGGTTCTTCATCGGGTCGGAATGTTGTGCTACGGCTACCGCGTTGATGGCGGAAGTGTTGTTGCGGGGAGAGAAGGTAAGAAGTTTAGACATGGTTGGCTCACGAGAGGTTGGAGTGTTCTTTGCCGCCGGACTCGGTCACCTTATCACTACGCAAACCGAAGGTTGCGCGCGTGGATCACTACGTCGTTGCTGGCGTTCGCGAGCCGGACATAGTAGGCATTCGGCTTATCGTGTTTGGCAACAACGACGCCGTTCATTGGCGGGTCGAAAGTCAGGTCTTGGATTTGGTCGCCGGGCGCAAACTTGAAGTGCTCTTTTTCCTTGGTAGTCATGGCTAGTCCCCTGTGTTCGATAATTGGAGATTAAAGCCGCCCTTGAATGTTGTCAAGCACTACTTGAAATTATTTTGGAACTGTGATTACCTACGTCCATGACGACAAAGCAGGCACTCAAAGAGGCCATCGGACGGGCAGGCGGCCCTAGCGCCCTAGCTCGGATTTTGAAGATCACGCCCCAGGCTGTGGACCAATGGGAACAAATCCCTGTGGCTCAGGTGCTAAAGATCGAAAAGGCCCTCCAAATCCCCAGGCATGAGCAGCGGCCGGACTTTTACCCACCTCCAGGTGCAGCATGATTCGCAACCGCGCCACCCCCGAAGGCCGTGAGATTGGCGCCCGCATGGCCAAGTTCTGCGACGACGAGGAGCCGAAAGCTCGGCTTCGCTTCCCGGAATTGCCGCCCCGCTGCAATTCCTGCGCTTTTCGCCAAGGTGACCACGTGGCCAACGGCTCCCCCGAGACTCAGATGGATGCCCTGAAATGCGTCATGGAGGGTCGGGAATTCTACTGCCACGAGCCGGCGCGGGAGGGGATGCTGTGCATGGGCTGGGCATGTTTATGCTGGCAAAAGAGAATCCTGACTTCCGGGAGGTCGTTTGGCCTTTCTCCAACGAGTCCGATCCGACAGTCGTGTGACCCCGATGAGCCATCGCCCACTCGGCCAAGAATGAGACAACAACTTCAATGACTTCAAGCCCCCGCGAACGCCTGGCCCAAGCCCTCGACACCATCGGGGATTACGCCCAACTCGCTTATAAGGCCGGGGTGACACCGCGGGACTTCCTCAATGCGCAGTCGGGGCGCCCCTGTCCCACCATTCCATTCCTGCGGATTTGCGTGGCGATTCGGCATGATACCATGCCGGAAATCCCCTATTCCATGCCGGAAAGACCTTCTGACTTCGATTTTGGCTTCCTTTCCATGGCGCTTTGCCTCAAACGGGGCCTAAACGGGCACGATCAGGCGCTGGCCGGCGTCGTTGCCGGTCTTTCCCCTGTGACAATAAGTCGCATAGAACGGGGTGATGCGCTGGCAATCGGTATTATTGTTCGTGCATGTAAATATATGAATATCCATTGTTTTTCGTATCTTTCCGTGACCGACACGCTGTCGATTTCAAAACCTGCCGGGCGCCCCGTGCGTCCGCATGTTTCACGTGAAACATTGCCCATAGAACCCTCTCCGCTCAATGTCCTACTGAAAACACGCGCAAAAACGCTGAAACGGGTGGATATGCTCGGCAAAGCGCTGGAACGGCTAGAGGGCAAGAAGGACTATGCGGACGCTTTTGAGCGGCATCAGCGGTATTTGGCGGCGCTGGCCGAACAAACGCTGGCAATTGAGGCGGTTAGGCTTGCGGGAAGTCGGGAAGTGAAGGTTTTGGGTCATTAGAATCCGCGCGAGCGACTGTGATCTCACGTTCAATCATTGGTGGAGATATGGGGAAGCAAAGAAAACAAAAGATCGAAATACGAACGGTCCACGGAACGAGAAAAGTGCCGGCGGTAATCGTCGGCGCACTCGCGGCCCACGGTCGATTAACAAATGGCGGTGTGAGCGATTTCATTTTCAATATCACACACCTTCCAAGCGGATTTGGATTTTCCGCAGACTTTCATTCCTTGGATGATGCGATTGCGGCGGCTGGAAAAATTCAACATCTGAGAAAAGATTGGGAAGTTTTTGATCCTCGCATGGTAAGCAAAACATTTCTGTCTTCTTTGAAGGATATCTACAATGAATATGACGCCTTTGTGCTCAAGCGGACGAAAGACGATCCGCGTCGCGTGTTGGCTGAGACAACTTATGCGACCGATTTAAACGGTTATAAGTCTCAAGACTCTATGGCGGTAAAATCCGCTCAGGATAGTTGAGAGACAAGGTAGCCAAGCTGCCCAAACAAACCTCAAACAATGACTCAACGCTCGCTCAACAAAACCGACCAACAAATCACAGCCTTTGTAATGGAAACAATGCAAACTTTCAGTTCACTCTCTCCCGCAGAACGAAGAGACTTGCGCGATGCACACCGAAGGCGTTTTGTTGATGAGAGTCTGACGGCGCGACGGCCTTATATCTTTGCGAATCACGAAGCGGAAACGCTGTTTGATAATCTGGATTTTTCACAGGGGGAAGAAAGTGGCTGAAACACTGCGCTATCTCGCAAGTCCTTACACTCACTACCCCGCCGGCATGGAGCAAGCTTTCATCGACGTGGCGATTCTAGCCGGTCGTTTGTTTGCTATCGGCATCCCGACATTCTCGCCAATCTCTCATGCTTTTCCTTACGTCAAATATGGGAATCTTGACCCTCTCGATTATCCAGCTTGGAAGCCAGTTCAAGAGCGCTTGATGGACGCCTGCGATTCACTCATCGTCGCTCACATGCAAGGATGGGAATCGAGCGTTGGAATCGCACATGAAGTTTCGTATTTTGAGCGGAGCAAGAAACCGATCTTCGACCTTGATTGCGAGAGTTTGGTTTTGGTGCAGCGTGATCCTCACAAGCATTTCGACGAACGGATGCAGCTAGGCATCAAGGATATGCCGAGCTATCGCGGTGAGTTGAAGCCGCTGGCGATGCCGAATCCGAAAGGCCAATGAAATGCCGCGAGAAATCGGAACCGACGATATGTTCACCCCACGCGAGCGCGGACGATTCGGCGACAACGAATCAGCGGACAAAAGAGTAAGACCGCAACGCGTCAACGGCGCCTCTGATCTTGTCGATCTGACCGTCTGGATCATGATGGACGATCCGAACAAGAAGGCGATTGCTATTGCCGACCCGGCAAAGCCCACCAAAACTTGGATTTGGCTCCCGCGGTCGCAAGTTGAATACGTCAAGGCCGAGCCAGGATTGATCGTGCTCACGCTGCCGCAATGGCTGGCGAAGGATAAGGGACTGATATGAACGCGCTCGCCAAATACGACGCCGCTTGTCGCGCGCTCGCCGACGCTGTGAGCGCGGATGAAGTAATGAAGGTGCATGTCGAGGCGCGGGCTATTGAAGCTGTGGGGCGTGTGGCGAAAAATATAGACTTGGAAATAGACGCTCGCACGCTGCGAATACGAGCGGAAGCCCGATTGGGTGTGATGATCCGTCAAGGCGAGGAAAGCGGCATCATCGCGACTCATGGGGGCCGGCGCAAAGGTCAAGATTCGGGGAGTGAATCTTGCTCAACCCTAGAAGATGTCGGTATCGATCGGCACCTGTCGGCAGTCTCGCGCAAAATCGCAGACCTTGGGCAAGACGGTGTGGACGATATGCTCCAACGCTTCGGAACGGAAAGCAAAAAGCGCAAGAAACTCGCCTTGGACGTAATCAATGGGGAACTGGCGTCGCGGAACGCGCAAAGCCGGCGGCAACTTGCTCAAGAACTCTCCGATGCTACAGCCCTTCAACCGACCGGCCGCAAATTCCCCGTGATCTATGCGGACCCCGCATGGCGCCGCAAAGCCGGAATAGGCAACCGAGCCTACGAGAATCACTACACGACCGAAACGTGGGACGAAATTCTCGCCATGCCGGTGGCGAATCGCACCCTTCCTGATGCTTGGCTATTCCTCTGGATACCCCGCGCCCATCTTCTTGCCCTTCACCCCACGGAAATCGAAACGCCGCTAGGCCGCTGCAAGGTCAAACTCCCACTCGCCTACGCCGTAGCTCAAGCATGGGGCTTCGACGCCTATTCGACGTGCTTCATCTGGACAAAAACCGATGAGGAATGCCCCGAAGATCATGGCCTCGGGCTTATCGTGTGGGATCAGGATGAGGTTCTGTGCCTCTTTAAACGAGGCCGCGGCCTTCCCAAGCCGAATACCGATGTCAAGGTGGGATCGAATCACCGCGAGCGCGCAACCGACCATTCGGCAAAGCCTACGTATTACCGTGACATGATTAACGCGATGACGGGCAATCTTCCTGTGCTCGAATTGTTTGCGCGCGAGGACGACGAACACATTCTGCCCAATAACTTTTACACATGGGGCAATCAGTCTCGTAATACCGCAGAACGAATCACTGACGACTCAAGAACGAATCACGACTCCAAAACCGTTCCCGATTCGTATGGCACTGACGCCGCCCAATCCAAAGCGTCAGTGTCCGAACCCGCGTCCGACCATCAACCGAAAGCCCCTCATGTGCCCGTGGCGGACGCGGGTTCACCTTCTTCGTTGCCGGAATTAGTTTTGCCGGGACTTGCGCCGACGTTTGCTGAGTATGCTGCGTTTACCGATCTAACAAACCCGCTGCATGGGAGAGCGTCTTAGTTGTTTGTTTGGTTAGACTGGCTACCTTGGCGTGCGATTGTTCTGTGAGATTCTTACGGCCATAGAGGGTGGGAAAGGGGAGTTTCTGGGATGCCTTGTTACGAACCGCTGTTCTATTGGGTCCGTGAGCGCGAGCGCATCCGCGTGATCAAGGAGAAAGGCAAGCCGCAGCCTTGGACCAGCGACGCTATCCTAGCGACCTACCGCTTTTGCAACGTCCGACGTGAGGATGACCGGGTCACGGTATGGATTCGGGACAACATCCGCAATCGTCCCGCTTTCGCTGTCTCGCCTTTCCTCTGGCTCATGCTTTGCATCGCGCGGCAGATAAACTGGCCTGACACGCTTACCGAACTAATAGACCACTGCGCATGGCCCGACACTACGCGGTTTGATTTTTGCGAGAAGATGACCGCTGTTTTGAACGCGCGCAAGGAACGGGGGGAGAAGGTATACACTGGCGCTTACATGATTTCCGCGCCCGCACAGAAGGGAGCCGATAAACAAAAATATATTGCAGAGACGGTCATCGGCGACCTGTGGAAACGGCGCGGCGGTTTCAAAGCATCAACGCTGCAGGGCACCCACGAATGGATCACGCGGTCGAACGGCTGGGGGCCTTTCATGGCCTACCAGGCCGTGGTCGATATGCGTTTCACCGATTTGCTGAAAGACGCTCCCGACGCGGCCCTTTGGGCCGCCGCTGGCCCCGGCACTATCCGCGGTCTGAACCGCGTGCAGGGGCGCCCCGTCGATCGGCCGCTCACGCAGGGGCAAGCGCTGTCCGAAATGCGGGCCATTTACAAGATAGTGGAAGCCGAGACCGGCGTGCGGATGGATTTCAGCGACGTACCGAACATCCTCTGTGAGACCGATAAATATCTCCGCGTGAAGAACGGTGAAGGAAAGCCGCGAGCGCTCTACGTCGCCGGAAGAGGACACTAACAACCTCTATGGCCGTAAAATCCTAACAAGCAAATCGACAGCCAAGGTAGCCAGTCTAACAAACAAACAGCATCGGGGGAATCATGACACGCTACCCATTGACCGACCCAGCATCAACAGACTCAACACTCGGTTTCTTCGAGCGCCGAGAATGCATCGAAATGAATCTCGCTTTCGCCCACGCCATGTTAGCGGCAAGAGAACGCGGCCAGGAGAGCTTCACGCTCGGCCCTAAGATCGACGATACCCCACTCGTCGGCGCCTATTTCCCTCCACAACCAACACAATCCTTCATGTCATCGAGTGCAGCAACGTGCGTTAATGCGGCGTTGGGGTGGCAGACGCCGGATGCGATGACGGCGGTTCCGAGGAAGAATGGGTTCAGATGACAGACCTAGTGGGCACCTGCCCCAAAGACTTTTGGGAAGAATGGATTGCGGAAGGCGACGCAGCCGTCCCCGACTGGAAAACGCGATGAGCCACCTTCCCTATCGCCCCGAACACGTCAACGACGCCAGCGCAACCACCGAAGAGTTGACGAACGAGGAACTCGGGGCATTCGTGCGGCTACAGCGGGCGTTATGGCGGGCAGGCGGCTACCTGCCGGACGATCAGAAAAAACTCGCCAGATATGCCCGCGCGGGCAGCAGATGGGGGATTATCGCGCCTGCGGTAATGGGCAAGCTCAACGCCATCGGCGGCAAAGTCTCATGTCCGACGATTCTCATGACGATCTTTCTCGTAGAACAACGCCGAACCAAGGCCGCGAAAGCTGCCGCGCACAGGTTTGGCAAAGCTGACCCCTCTCTGACTTCGCGTAAGCCATTGGACTCGTTGGAGTCGAACATTACCGTAGCATCAACCGAGCATATGCTTGGAGCTTCCAATCAAAATCAAAACAAGAATCTAGATTCTAAGACTCTTAATACAAACCGATCCGCTACAGGTGGGCGAGCAGATGAGTTTTACGAGCAGAGTACGGGATTTCTCATCAAGCGTGTCGGAGTGCGCGGCCTTGCAGCCCGATCCCAAATCGCTAAATGGCTCGCGGCACTCGACGGGAACGAATCGGACCTGCAAACGATTATGGATGCTGCCGGCGCCGAAAATCTCCAAGGTGCCCGACTCATAGCCGTCATCGATCAGCGTGTCGGGAACCGCAAGGCCGAACGAAAGCAAGGTCCTCCCCTTCCATTTCCACCGAATCTTGTGATAAACAGCGGGAAATGACCGAATACTTCTCAGCCCAACCCTACACCGAAGAGGAACGCGAACGCGATGACGCGTTGAAGCGCATGTCCTACGGCCGATGGAGCCTGCGCAGATTGCTTCGCCCCAGCCGTAAGGCTGCGCTACAGTCCGGCAACGCAAAAAAGACCAAGAAACGCCGGTCATTCAAAGCCCAACCGTGGTGGCTTGAGGATTGATCACGGGGGCTCTTGACGGAATGGCAGGGAATCGCGATGATGAGGTTCGGCCTTAGTGGCTCTCGGGCCGTTTGTTCGTAGTGTTGTTGCAGCCCCCCCCTGCAAGGGAACGGCCTTATGGGGCAACTCATGGGGCCGTTTTCGCATTGTGGCGAGACTGATTCCAGGTGATTCGTGACGGATAGTGCAGTGCAACATACTGGATCACGAGAGGGTCTTCCGACTGAATCACCGGATTCGGTCAACGATTCGCAGCAGCAATCTGGTCTCGGAACTTCGCTCGTTCCAGCGCAGTCCTTTGATGTTCCAGGCTCTAAGCCACTGCGAGATAACAAAAAAGAGCGGTTTTGCCGCCTTCGCGCTGTTCTGAGACCCAAAGCCGACGCCTATCGGCAGGCGGGCTACAGTACCGAATCCGATCACGCTGCCGCCGGCAATGCCTCGCGTTTGGAACGGCGCCATGACGTGATGGAGCGGATAGCTTTTCTGTCGCGGCAGGAAGACGAAATTCTCCGAATCAAACGCGAGCGAATCGAGGAATTTCTTTGGCTCGCCCACGAAACCAATGCTGCCGATATGTGGACGATGGTGGAAATGCCTATCTACGACCGCAAGGGCAATGCAATAATCGACAATGAAACTGGAGAACCGGCCACCAAAATGGTTCAGCGGCCGAAGCCGCTAAATGAAATGCCCGAAGATGTGCAGCGGGCCATTGAGAGTTTTTCGATTAACGAGGCTGGGATGGTTATTCCCAAGCCCTACTCGAAAATGCAAGCCAACACTGAATTGCGTAAATTTTACGGGTTTGGTGCAGCGACGCGTGACGATGGCGAATTGTCGCGATTGAGCGATCAGGAGCTTGTGGCGCAGCTTGCGAATCAGGCGCGGGAACTGGGAATTGAGGTTGATTTGACGTATCGGCTCGGTGGGCAGTGATGTGTTCAAAGAGATTCCATATTCGGGCGTGGGGACATTCCACTGCGCCGGATTTGGATTACGAATCTGATGTGGATGATTGCGCTGTTTACATGCAATACCCTTGCGTGAATGTAGCACTTCAAATTGCTGTGTCTCGTTCTGCTCTGGAATTGGCACTGCGAGAGGGTGACCGCGCTGAGATTTAGAACGCGCAGGCCGTGAATGAGACAACAAACAACGCGGCAAAAATGAACGCTCCGTTCGCCCGCACCAAGCTCGAACAATTCGGCAAGTTGCTGACCGAATATCAACGTCGCAGAGCCAAGGCTGAACAATCGCAACGCGGGTGGTATGACGAAAATGGTGTTCGTCAAGGCGGATTAATCGCGCTCGTTCGGTACTTTTGGGCGGTGTTGGAGCCTGAAACGCCGTTTGTTGACGGCTGGCCACTCTGGGCCATGTGTGAGCACTTGGAGGCCGTGACCTTCGGAGAAATCACCCGCCTTCTCATGAACGTTCCGCCTGGCTTCATGAAGTCGATGCTGGTCGATGTGTTCTGGCCGGCGTGGGAGTGGGGGCCGATGAAGAAAACCCACTACCGCTACATCGCTTTTTCGTATTCAGCTTCGCTCACTGAGCGCGATAACGACAGATTCCGAACCTTAATCACGAATGAATCCTACCAGCGGCTTTACGGCCCGATGAAGACGAAAGTGAAAACCGAAACGATGGTGTTTGAGGAACGCGATGAAGCCGGTCAAGTCACGCTGCGCAATAAAACGACGATCAAGGTGATTAATACGCATACGGGGTGGAAGCTTGCGTCGTCTGTCGGTGGTGTGGCGACTGGCGAGCGCGGTGATCGGATCATTATTGACGATCCGCATTCGGTTCAGGAAGCGGAATCGGAACGCGTGCGGGAAGAGACCGTGCGGTGGTTTCGTGAGTCTATTTCTTCGCGGTTTAATGATCTTTCGACCGGCGCCATGGTTATCATCATGCAACGCGTTCACGAAGCAGATGTGTCCGGCATCGCGCTCGGTGTTGAGTTCGATTATTGCCATTTGATGATTCCGTGGGAATTTGATTCGGCGCGGCAGACGGATGAACAGGGCGAGCCGATTCCAACGACAATCGGATGGACTGATCCTCGCGAAGAAGATGGCGAAGTGGCGTGGGATGCTCGATTTGCCGAAGGCGCGATGGAGCGAACCAAACGGGAAATCGGTCCTTATGGTTGGGCCAGCCAATATGCTCAGTCGCCGCAGCCCCGCGGCGGCGGTCTTTTCAAACGCGAGTGGTGGCAACTGTGGGAACCGGACGACGGAAAGTTTCCGATCTTCGACCTTGTTGTTGCATCACTTGACGGTGCTTTTACCGAAGACGAAGAGAATGATCCCTCTGCACTCACGGTTTGGGGGACTTTTGTACACCCGGAAACCAAAAAGAATTGCATTATGCTCATTCATGCATGGCGCAAGCATTTGGCATTTTCGGCTTCGCGGTTTGAGCGATTGCAGACTGAGGCTGTGATTGATGGCGCGCGGTGGCTTCCTGAGAACATCGTGCCAGGCATGGATGAAACCGAAGTTAAGCGGCGTAATGCTCGGTTTAAGCGGCGAACACAGTCAAAATGGGGCTTGGTGGAATGGGTTCAAGATACGTGTCAGACCTACAAGGCGGACCTGCTCTTGATCGAAAATAAAGCGACAGGGCGGCCTGCTGCACAGGAAATCGCGAATCGATATGGGTTGCAGCGGTTCGGAATTCAGATGTGCGAGCCGAAAGGTGACAAGGTCGCTCGCGCGTTATCGGTGCAGCCGACATTTGCGCAGGGGTTGATTTATGCTCCTGAACGGGAATGGTCGGAGCTTGTGATCGCTGAAATGGAGGTTTTTCCTAAGGGTGCGCGCGATGACCTGACCGACACGGCGACGCAAGTCATGAAGTATTTCCGCGACGCCGGTTTAGCCATGACCGACGAGGAACTTGCCCACGAGGAATATGAGCGCGGGATGCACAAGCCGCAGCGTAAAGCTTTGTATCCCGTCTAAAAATGGTGTAAGGACGAATTTATGGAACACATCCCGCCCCACAAACCCATCCTCCTGTCCCCCACGCCGCTGTCCGATCAGCAATTGGATTGCATCGATAAGTTGGCGCAGTGCTTAGAGGAAGCCAAGAAAGGCAATGTTTATACGGTCGGAATCGTCGTGTGCATGAAGATGGGGTTTGCGACGACGATTGGCGGGACGGATGCGGGGTCGTTGAATCTGGGGTGTGATGCCTTGAAGCAACGCATTTTGGAGAATGTTGTGGATGAGGGCCGGGTGAAGCCGGGACAGGTTTCGATTATCAGGGGTAGGCAATGAGTGAAGATAGGCGTTATGCGACGGAAGTGGCCGATTGGTGTGAACGCGAATTGAAAGCCGGGAAAGAAACTGGCCATCTTGAAACGCGGCCTTTCGTTCAAAATGCCCAGATGATTATCGCCGCTTTGCGAGAATACGCGAAGGGTAATCTGGGTGCAGTGAATTCCGGTCAATCCGTAGCGGACATCAAGGAACATTTGCGGACTCTCAAAAAGGACAAGTCAGATGGGTCACGAGAGTCTGCCGCAAACCGATAGACCGGACTCGGTCACCGGCGATCAGCGACCCATGAGGGACTTTTTAAAAGACCCGATGCCAGAACGAATTGTATGGATGGGTTCTGGGGGTGTTGACACATCACACTATCCAACTCTGTCAATTGGATTGCAGGAATTTTCGCATAATATTCAAGGATTGAAGGTTCGGCCTCACATTGTGGTTATGATTGCGGCCGGAAATCAAGTCGAATATCAGAAAATAAGATGTGACATTAATGCCGATACGGCTAGGACTTTGGCGCGCAGACTAAATGAATTTGCTGATGCCGCCGATTGTCTGAATAAAGCGAAGTGACCTCGCATGGATAATTCAATACGACAATTGCGCATTTGGTTTTTTGGGTGGATAGATACATGCACTGCCGCCGGCATGTCGGAGACCGAAGCGAAGGTGTGGATAGCACGCCATTGGGAGTATGTGAAACTGCGCGCGACTTATGAAAGCGCAGCCAATGGCTGACCCCGCCGCGCAACCCTTCGAAGGCATCCAAGTCGTTATTGAAGACGAAGACGGCAAGGTCACGACCGATCCCATAACTGGAACTGTTGCCACGCCCCAGCCGGATGGCGGCGTAGTCGTCCAACTGGACGCGCACAGGCCGAAGAAAGCCGGCGACGATGACGAAGACAAATTCTACCGTAATCTCGCCGACGATATTGCCCCAAACGATCTCTCTCTGATCGCCAACGACCTTCACGACCAAATCGCCGCCGATGATCGATCGCGCGGCAATCACCTTGAAATCCGCGCCAGAGGCTTAGGCTTGTTGGGCCTTGAACTGAAAGAGCCGCGTGCGACGGTCGGTGACACCTCGTCCGCCGTCGAAGGTATGTCCACCGTCACCAATCCGCTCTTGCTGGAAGCCTGCCTCAAAGGCTGGGCCAACGCACAGGCGGAATTATTGCCGTCCGATGGTCCGGTGAAGGTCGCGAACAAGGACGATGCCTCAGTCCAATCCGAAGACAATCTCGCCGACGCTTTTGAGCGCGATCTGAATCATTACCTGACCAAAACCGCCACCGAATATTATCCTGATACGTCGCACATGCTGTTATGGGGTACATATTTCGGCGGCTCTGGATTCAAGAAAATCTATCGCTGCCCGATGAAACGCAGGCCGGTTTCTGAAAGTGTCGATGAAAAAGATTTGATCGTTTCCGACACGACAAAAGACCTGCGCTCGTGCGCGCGAATCACCCACCAGATTCCCATGCGCCCATCGGTGATGAAGCGCATGGAGTTGATGGGGGCATATCGGCGTGGTCCTGTCACGACTCCTTCACCTCCATCACCAAATGCTGTTGACGCGAAGATTGCCGGCATCCAGGGCACCGATCCGACGCCGCAGAAAGCGCGTCCCGAGGATGAGCCTTACACGATTTGGGAATCGCAATGCGAGCTTGATCTTCCCGAATATGCTCCGGGAAAATTCAAGGGTGAAGGAATTCCGCTGCCGTATCTCGTGACGATCGACAAGGACTCGCGCGAGATAAAAGCTATTCGTCGCGACTGGAAAGAGGACGACGACGACTGCCAGCGCAAGCGGATGTATGTCAAATATCCATATGTGCCAGGGCCTGGATTTTACGGAACGGGATTGCTGAATATCCTCGGCAATGCGTCGAGTGCTTTGACCGCAGCGTGGCGTCTGGCACTCGATTCGGCCATGTTTGCTACGTTCCCGTCGTTCCTCATCGCGAAACTCGGTGGTCGGCAAAATACATCGGACTTTCGCGTGGGACCTGGCACTGGCGTTCCGATTGATACAAACGGACAAGCCATCGGGAATATCATTTCGCCGATGCCTTACAAAGACGTAGGTCCGGGAATGCTCGCGCTGATCGACAAGGTGCAGCAACAGACGCAGGCACTGTCGGCGGCCGGCGATATTCCGACCGCAGAGGGTGTCGCGAACGTTCCGGTTGGCACGATGCTCGCCCAAATCGAACAAGCAACCAAGGTCGAATCCGCAGCGCACAAGGGAATGCACCAAGCTCAAGCCGAAGAAATCGAATTGATCGTTGATCTCTTCCGCGAGAAGCCGGAAGACTTTTGGAAGTCCAATAAAGTTTGCCCGAAAGGATATTGGGACGAACAAAAGTTTTTGCAGGCTTTGAATAATTGCAATCTCGAACCGGCGTCTGATCCGAACACGCCATCGCATATTCATCGAGTGGCGAAGGGTGTCGCGCTTTCTCAATTGATTGCTGTTCCAGCCTTCACGCCGATCATGGACGCGCGGGGGACGTTGAATACGATTCTCGGGGTGATTCGCCAGGACCCGACGAATATTGTTCTGCCGCAGCAGGCTCCTGCGCCGCCGGCTCCCGATCCGAATATGATTGCGGCGAATGCCAAGATGATCAGTGCACAGGCTTCGCAGGCCAAGGCTGTGTCGGGGGCGCAGAACGACGCCGCAGAACTCGATATCAAGCGCCAACAGCTTGCGGCGGAACAGAATATCGCGACCGTCGATCTGGCCAAGGAAATGGTGATCCACAAGGATGACGCGGCGCATGACGCCAAGGTAGCGGCTCAGCACCATGGATTAGGGGTCGCACAACATGGGTTGGCTTCTCAACAGGCTGTGCATGACGCGAATATGGACGTTGCGCAACATGCCTTGGATGTGCATCAAGTGTTGAATCCGCCGGCGCCTACAGGTTCGGGAAATTCGTAAGATGGGTCACGAGAGTTCTTCGATTGCTGAAAGACCGGACTCGGTCAACGACGACTTGGTGAAAACACTTAGGCTTGCAGCCGATGTGCATTGGAACGGTATGAGGCTCTTGCTAAAAGCGGCGGATCAGATTGAGCGGTTGCAGGAGAAAGTCCGCGACTGGGTTCCTCCGATCCGCTCGGCTGAGGAATTCAATGAATGGTGTAAGCGTCAGGCGGCTGAGGAACAAGCGCGCCCCATGCCTCATCTTGAGGAAATTCTGAAAAATCTGCCGCCTCATCTAACTGGCGGCCCGTAGGAAATCATCACAATGACAACGCGCCGTTCATTGTTTTCTGTAGTGGTTGGTATGGCTATGCTGCCTCTCCTGAAAGGGAAGTCAACGCCTGCAAAGACAATACCAGTCATCGGCACGTTTGATGGCGAGAGGTTTGTGCCTCTCCAAACTGAAAAATGGTTCATTATAGAGGAAGGCCCCCCCATTTATTATGGACGCTTCCGAACACTCTTTCAGGAAGTCACTTGATTCGGGCGTGTTTTCTTCCTTTCCCGATCCGCAGGTGACCGAACCATTATCACTCCCCTCTCGTGACGCAAACGGAGTCTGCCATGGCCCATCCCTTCCAGGAACACAAACAGCACAAAGTCGAGCGCTCCCGCGTCGCCAAGATGACGAAGGGCTACGCCTCAGGCGGCGGTGTCCATTCCGACGAAGCCGCAGACGTGAAACTCATCAAAGCCAAGGTCAAGAAGACCGCGCTCAAAATGGACGGCGGCAAACCAAAGCATCGAGCGGACAAACGGGCGCGGGGTGGGAAGGTCAAGCACAAGGGAACGACCGTCAACATCATCAACAGCCCCGGCCAGCATCCCGGCGCGCCGCCCATGCCGCCGCCGGGGTTGACCGCAGGGCTGCCCCATCCGCCGATGGCGTCGCCTCCCATGATGCCGCCAGTTGGTGCCCCTCCGATGCCGCCTCCCGGCGCAATGCCTTCTGGTGGTGGTATGCCGCCACGTCCAGGCATGATGCCGCCACCCGGTATGCCGATGCGAGCGCGGGGTGGACGGATCAAGGATGGTGCTGCTTGGAATGAAGGCTTGAAAAACGGAACTCAGGTGCAGCACCGCGACGGCAAGAGCGACGGTAAAGACATCGGCCGCGGCAAGGTCGTCACATTCAAAACCGGCGGCGGCGTTATCAAGACGTTCCGTGCCGGTGGTGGGGGTGTCGGTCAAACATCCGGCTCGGCAGGCCCCGGCGTTTCCTATACGCCGACGTACAAGCGCACCAAGGAACCTCTGGTCCCCGACGTGAAACGCGCGATGGGTGGTCGGGCTGAGGCGCCGAAGGGTGTGGAAAGCGCGAGTAAACTGCCGGGTGGTGCTGGCGGTGGTGAAGCACGGCTTGCCAAGGAGAAGCGCGCCGAGCGAGAATACAAACGCGCGTAATTGAGTCGGTGTGGGTTGGTGACCGCACCGTAGTCCCTGTATCTCGTGACCCAAACTTAACTGTTCAACTTCGCGTGTTTTAGGATGGCAACCCAGCAACCCTCTGCGGTACGTTTTTTCGCGGTCGATCACCCTGCGGTGGCGGGGACGGTTCGTGCGCGACTTGAGAAGTATCGCAAGCAACTCGTGGAAGAATTTCAATCGTCTGTCGATTGGGGTGACTTCAAATTTCGTTCGGGACGTTTACAAGGAATAGATGACGCGCTGCAACATTGCATCGACGTTGAGAACGAATCAGCAGAAAGAAACAAATAATGAGCGTCACGTCAGTCCGCAAACTCTCCGACATCGCCGAGGCCATCGGTAAAGGCAAAGATGCCCGAACCGTTCTTGTTGATGCGATCGGCAAGGACAATATCGAGAGTTTTGAGCCGTTCCACAATCTAATTCTGATCGCGACCTATGTGCGCTCCGACATGACAAAGGGCGGCATTATTATCGGCGGCGACCGCACGCGCGCTGAAGATAGATTTCAGGGCAAGATTGGGATGGTGCTCAAGGTCGGCCCCACGGCATTCAAGGGCAAAACGCCTGAGAGTTTTGGTGGTGTCACCGTCAAGGCCGGCGACTGGATCATGTACAAGGCGTCCGACGCGCATGAGTTCTTTTTTGTTGATGAGAAATCCGCGCTGGATGGCAGTTCGTGCCGGTTGATCGAGGATACGTTGGTGATGGGGCGCGTGGCTGATCCAGAGAGTATTTTCTGATGGCAACATTGTCGCCGCAAGCTGTAGTGCAACTATGGAATGAAATGCTGAATGAGGCGCGCGAAAAGAGACTCGGCATATTTGGGTGGAAAAACTCAACGGCCTTTATGAAAAAGTGCGACGCGGAATTTGAAAGAGCATTTCCTGCGGCGCCTGACAAGGACAAGGATGGCACCAATGGATGACAACGAAATCGTAGTGGAAATCGAAAAAGAAGAACTGGACAAGAAACCCGGCGAGCAAACAACCGACGTTGCCGACGCGCTCAAGGCACAGTTGACCGAACTGCAGGCCGAAAAGCAGCGCGAGAAAGACGCGCGCATTGCTGCGGAGCGTCGCGCCACCAACGAGGCGCAGGGGCGCCAGGCTGCACAGGCCGAAGTCGAATCGACGCGTACGGAAATCACCGAAACCCGCCTCGGCACGGTTGAGCAGGGCATTGCCGCAGCCACCACGGAAGCCGACGCTGCGCAATCCGAATACACCGCCGCAATGGAGGCCGGCGATTGGAAGAAAGCCGGCGAAGCGCAGCGCAAAATATCCCGCGCCGAAGCAACAAAGGTGCGACTTGAGGAAGCCAAAGCTGATCTTGAGGTCCAGAAGACTCAACCGCAACGACAACCGCAGAGAACCGAAGCTCCGCAAACCCAAACCGATCCGGTCGAAGCGTTTATCTCGGCACGTTCCCCTCCGACGCAAGCGTGGCTGCGGGCTCATCCCGAAGACGCACGTGCATTGGCGCTCAATACTGATCCACGGCGTGCCGCCAAACTCAATGCGGCCGATAGCGATGCTGTCGCGGAAGGGTTTGCGCGGGATTCCAAGGAATATTTCGACCACGTCGAGAAATTCTTGGGCATCACAAAGCCGAATGGCAAGGGCACAAACGGCGCAACACAGACTCAACGCCGCGCTGCATCGGCGCCTGTGGCTCCCGTCGCGGCTTCTGCCGGCGGGGTGAGTGGAGGGACGGAAGTGAGATTGTCAGCGGGTGAGGCGCGGTCGGCTACGGATGGCACGTTGATTTGGAACTACGACGATCCGTCCGGACAGAAACGATTCAAGAAGGGCGATCCGATTGGCGTGCAGGAAATGGCGCGTCGGAAATTGGCGCTAAAAGAAAGCGGGCAATACGACAAATCACTGACTGAGCAGTAATCATGGCCCTTACTCCCGTCAAACGAACCGATCCGTTCGACTTTCCAAAGCACATGGTGCCGCTCGGATTAACCTATCAATGGTCGGCGGAAAAGGTCGTGGGTGAGCCTAATACGTTTCACCGCGCGCTACTTGATGCGGGGTGGATGGCAGTCCCGGCACAATGGCACGCGCCATATCCGGTCAAAGTGCAGGGGAATATTCTGCTTTGCCATGCTCGCCCCCGCGACGAGGAAGCCGAACGCATTGCCGGTGCGGAAAAGAATATCGAAAACTGGCAGCAAAAATTTGGTGGTTTCTCGGGTGGTGTTAGGATTCAGCAACAGACTGCCGATGGTGTCAGTGAAGGTAGAACTATTCCAATGGGCGACCCCGTGTTGGCTGAGAAGATTATGCCTCCTCCCGCGCCAGAATTGCCACCGACGGCGCGCGAGTTGGTGCCACCTAAATCGCAATCGGCAGTCGTCAAAGAGTCTTGGGCACGAACCTTTCACGATTTTTTCTTTCAGGAGAATACCGATGAATGAAGAACCCGAAGCCGACATGCTGGACGACAGCACGCCAGCACGCCGTGGGCGCCCGCGCGGCAGTCGCAATCAGCCGCGTGACGCGGTCCGCAGCGGCCCCCGCACCTATCAAGGACGTGACGGCGAGGAACTGAGCCGCACGCGTAAAAGCGGCCTCGATCCTTTCTTTGTTCCGAAGAACTTCCCACCCCAAGGTTGGGAATATCAGTGGTGCGCAACCGCCGCCGTGGGCAACAAGGAAGTGGTACGCTCACAAAACATCGAATTTTTTCAGAACGGCTGGCGCCCCGTTCCAGCAAAACGCCACGACGGTTTCTTCCTGCCGAAAGGCGAAGATGGCCCTGTGATTGTGCGCGATCAGATGCTCATGGAGCGCCCGACCGAAATGTGCCAAGATGCCCGCGACGAAGATCAGCGCAACGCCATCCAGCAAATGCGGGACCGCGACGAATCATTGATGGGCGGTAAAGCCAATCTGAAAGCGGCGATGCGCGATGGTATCGAAATGGGCGGCAAATATCGCGGCACAGGCGGCAACTTGCGCATGTCGATCGATCCTGCTCTGGATGTGCCGATGCCATCCCACAAACTCGCTGCCGCAGACGAGTAAGCCCCATGAAGTTGTTGGTTTCTTTGGCGACGCGCAATCGCCCGCAAAAGATGCTTGCCACGGTTCGACAGTGCATTGCGAATTGGACCCATCCCAATACGGAAATGGTTCTCCAAGTCGATGCCGACGACTATGCGACGCTCGGCTTACTCACGGAAACCAAGATTGATCCGCGCGTGCGCATAAACATCAAGAAACGCGAAGACACCATCGCGGAGAAGTGGAATCGGGCCATGTCCGAACCCGCCGACGTTTACATGATCGGCGGCGACGACGATCCAGTGGTGACGCAGGCCTATGACTCCAAGATTCTTGAAGCCGCACAACTCTTTCCGGACGGCATCGGCATGGTCTACGGCCATATGTCGAACGCCTCATTCTCATCCATCATGTGCCCCACGGCAAAGTGGGTGGAAAAACTCGGCTACATCCTCCCGGAATATTTCCCGTATTGGTTCTGCGATCATTGGATCGACGATATCGGGCATATGACCGGGCGAATCGTTTACGCCGATGTTCGGAGCGATCAACGCAAGATCGGTGTGACGCAGGAGCTTCGCGAGCCGGGCTGGTGGGCAACGTGGTTCGACGCCGCAGTCAGAATACGGCGTGATGAGGCCATGACTTTCATCGAACACCTTTCCGAAGATGCTCAGCACAAGGCGATGCTGCGCACGCAATGTATCCGCGTCGAATATCGCTCCAAATGGATCAACGATAATGTGCGCGGACAGGCTCGCGGTCTTGAAAACACCATGGGTAATTCGCTCAAGGACGAGCGGTATCTGCGGGTCAAGGAAAAGGCCGTGGCGATGATTCCGAAAATGCTGGCGGGGATGAGTCAGCCCGAAGCGAAGATGTTTCAGGATGCGCTTGCGCCACCGAGTACGATTGTGGCGTTGCCGAGGGCGTTTGGGTGATGGCGGAAGATTTTGGTCACGATAGTCTTGCGCGCGCGGATGGACCGGACTCGGTCAACCATCGTAATTGGAACGTCGGACAAAAGGTTAGGTGTATTAAGAGCGGGTATCTCAATATTGAGTTGCCTGACCATCCTGCTCAGAAATTCCAAATACACAACAAACTGAAAGTAGGTGAAATTTATACAATTCGCGCTCTTAATATGCGCGGTCCTCACAACCCAGGTTTAATAGGGAGTGGTTGTGGTTTTCTTTTAGAAGAAGTAAAGAATCCGAAATGGCCATCCACCGACGCCCCTGACGGCTGGTTGGAAATATCTTATGACCAGATTGGATTTGAGGCGGTAAGTTGACCGAGTCCGGTAGTATAAACTAACAAACTATCGTGAGACAAATCTAACCTGAGAACCCCATGCGCAAAGTCTTCATGTTCGTCCCCGGCTTCGGCCAAATCATTTCCGCGGCAACCTTTATGACCACGCACGCCTTGCAACAGGCGTTCGCGCAGAAATCCATCATGGGCTCGGTCTCGACTCTCTCTTTTCCCGACATTGCAGAACTGCGCTCGATGGCAACGACGATCTGGTATGACACCATGCCGGACGTGCAGTATTTGTTGTTCATCGATTCTGACATGGGATTTGCCCCGGAAATGGTTCTCGACATGATGCACTTCGACGAACCAATCGTCGGGGCGATCTATCCGCAGCGCAACCTCCCGACATCGTGGGCCGGCTCAGGAACCGGCGAATCCATGACACAACGGCGCGGCAACTTCATGGAGGTTGAGGGCGTCGGCATGGGTGTGACGCTGATCCGTCGAGATGTTGTCTCGATCATGTTGCAGAAATTCCCCGAGCTTGTGGACGTTAAAATCGGAATGCAGCCGTATGCAAAAATCCTGCAATCGGCTGGCGCGAATCGCCTCATCCGCGTGTTCGACAAGATGGTGATTCCTGAACGTGGATGTGTCAGCGAAGATTTGTCATTCTGCATTCGCTGGCGGCAGTGTGGCGGTCAAGTGTGGGCGGCGGTCGGGTATCGAATCTCGCACGTTGGGCCTTACGATTACGGTGCGTGCTATCTGGACCATGTTACGCAGCAGCAGGCGCAGGCGGAACAGCAAGCGGCGTTAGCGCGGCATGTGGAGGCACAGCAGATTGCGGCGGTTGAAGAGGCAGCAAAAGCTCTGCACCCTGAGGGCTTGAAACTGGTAGCCGCAGAGTGACGGTGACCGATGACCCTCACAGCCACGCTCCCCTCACCTGACACAAACTCGTCAACAATCCTTGACGTGCCGTTTCTCGACTTGCGCGTTCCAGAGGACGAGCGCGCCGAACTACTTCACGCCGTCGAAATCGTCCTCAAACACGGACGCCTCGTCAACGGCCCCGAAGTCCATGCCCTCGAAATGGCGATGGCCGCAAGGCTTGAACGGAAATACGCAGTCGGTGTAAGTTCCGGCACAGATGCCCTCGTATTGGCACTCCGCGCGCTCAACATTGGCAAAGGCGACGAAGTCATAGTCCCGGCCCTGTCGTTCGTCGCAACAGCCAACGCGGTCAAGATGGTCGGCGCAGAGCCTGTCTTTTGCGACATCGGCGACGACCTGAATATCGATCCGACAGAAATCAGACACCTCATCACGCCCAACACCAAAGCCCTCATGCCGGTGCATTGGGCCGGGCGCATGTGTGCCATCGATCATATCGCGATGATCGCGAAGACCCACAAACTGAAAGTCATCGAAGACGCGTCCCAAGCCTTCGGCGCCTCGTTCAACGATATGCAGCCGGGCGCTAGAGCCGACGTGGCGTGTTTCAGCATGAACCCGATGAAGACGCTCGCGGCACTTGGCGAAGCGGGGATGATCGTCACGGACGACAAGGATGTTTACGAACGTCTGGATTCGCTGCGCTATCAAGGCGTGAAGAACAAGGAGGTCTGCCACAGCCTCTCAGGAAATCATCGCCTCGATACGATCCAGGCGGCAATGCTTTTGGTTCGCCTCGCAGGCTTTAACAAACTCCTGGATACGCGCCGCAAGATCGCATTGTTCTTCGATATGCGCCTCAAAGGTATCGTCGATACGCCGAAGCAATGGGGCCACGAAAAACTGGCGTATTACACCTATACGATCCAGTGCGATCAGCGCGACAAACTGAAAAATTTTCTCTCTCAGAGAGGAATTGAAACCAAGATTCAGCATCCGTTCTTGATGCCGGAACAGCCGCTGTATAAGCAACACGCTCGCGGGACGTGGTCGCACGCGAAATATCTCATGAGCCGCGTGCTGTGCATTCCGATTCACGAGAAACTGACGGATGGCCAGATGTGGCACATCGTCAATAGCATTGCGGATTTTTATCGATGACCGCCGTATTCCGCAACATCGGTCCCGTAATCGAAGTGGACGACGCCACAATCGATATGCTGATCGAAGCATCTGGAACCGAACCCAAGCGCCGCGCCAGGCTCAACCTGCACAATAGCGACGACGATCTTCTGCACGAAATGATTATCGCGTTCCGCAAAGACTCGCTGAATATGCCGCACCGGCATGTGGGCAAGAGCGAGTCGATGCACGTCATTCGCGGACGTGTTGAAGTTATAATTTTCGATGACGTTGGAAATGTAACACGGCGTGTGAAATTGCGCGCGTTCGATCAACCGCGCCATTGGGGAAGGGATTCAGCGCCGCTTGATCTCGCACATGTTTTCCGCATGGCCGCGCCTCTATGGCACACCGTGATCCCGGTCGATGATGTTGTGGTAGTTCACGAAACAACGAACGGGCCGTTCGTCGCGGGAAAAAACATGGAGATTCCGCCGTGGGCGCCGCAGGAGAGTGAGCTTGCGGCGTGGGTGGATGGGTTGCGCTGTGTTTAGAAAAATTCTCTGTTATCTCGGTTGGCACAAGTGGGTTTGGAAAAGCGCTTACTGCTACCGCCCGTATAAGTGCAAATATTGCCCAGCCGAAAAAGGAAGAGTGGAATTCTAAATGAAAATCTTCTTCGTCGGCGCTAAGTCTCACGCGCGCATCTGTCGGCGGATTCTGCAAGACGAACCGTACGTCGGAACTCTGCACGAATTTCCGGTAGTGTGGGATAGTGATGAAACTAAGCCGCCGCCTTGGCGTGATTGTTTAATCTTACATGATATGGAGTCTGCCCTGCGAGCAGCGCGACATTCGTGCACTCACTTTGTAGTGGCGATAGGCAGCAACGGCAAGCGCCGGGCTGAACTCTCCGAACAACTGTTTCGCTTAGGTATGGAACCCGTTCCTGTCATCCACCAAAGCGCAACAATCTGCGAGGAATCAAAAATAGGCAGAGGTCTCCAAATCATTCGAAATTCTGTGATCGGCGACGAAACCATTATAGGCGATTGGTGTATGATTCACTCCCTTGCGATGGTTGAGCACGAAAGTGTTTTGGAAGATGGAGTGACCGTTATGGCGGGCGCTTGTGTATTAGGCGGCGTTCACGTGGGGCGCTACGCGACCATAGGAGCAAATGCGACCGTGATGGCTGTGAAGGTTGGCGAAGGTGCCACGGTCGGTGCCGGGGCAGTCGTGACGAAAGATGTTCCTGCGGGTCAGACTGTTGTTGGTAATCCTGCCGAACGTCATTGGCCGCGGCAGCAAAGGCAGATGGCGTGAACGACCGCCGCACCAGATACCGCAACGGCGCTTCGTGGCGCCGCGCTCAATTCTTCCGCGCAACCGCCGTCAGTCTCTGGATGGAACAAGATTGGATTTGGCGCGTTTGGTCATAGCCCCATAGGAGGCTGTCATGGTTGAACTCGCAATTTCTATTTTGTGGTTGCTTATCGGAATTATTTGTCTCGCTGGTGTCATTTGGTTGGTACTCTACGGCATCAAAACCTTCGTCACGCCAATTCCCGCGCGCCTCGAACAAGGCATTTGGTTCATCGTCTTGTTGCTCTGCATCATCGGTGCGCTATCGCTGCTCGCAGGGGGTGGCGGCTCGATGCACTTTCCCCGTCTCTAAACGCGAAAGCCGCGTTCCGCCGATTCCGCCTGACCGGATGAAGACGCCATCCATCTGCGCAAATTGCTAACGTGCCGCTGTAACCCTGAGGGCTTGACCGCTCGCGCTATGCTCTAATGAGTCAAAAAACTTTTCCACACCTTCCCCGAAAATAATCCCTTGACGCCTTCCCAAAAATAGATTCAACATACCAGACATTCAAAGAGGCATCCCCCGCGCTGGGGGATTAATCCTCTCAATCTGACCAAGCCGCGCCGGTTTGGTTCCACCCTCCCACACTCAGGCAGCGCCTGCCGAGTCGGGTCAAAAACCCCGCTCGGAGTCCTGCCGTGGCAAACACGCAAGCGCAGTTTGGCTTTAAGCACCAGGGCTATTTGTCTGGCGGTGCTCCCGACTACCAGCTTTCCAGCTACGCGATCCAATCGACCAACGCGACGCAAATTGGATTCGGCGATCCTGTCATTGCCGCAAACGCCACATCGGCCTTCATCATCCAGGCCACGGGGGCTCTGGCAACGACCTCTCCGATCATCGGTATCTTTCAGGGTTGTGAGTATATCCCTTCCGGCGGTGGTGCGCCGCAGTGGTCGCCATACTTTCCCGGATCGGTCGCGCAGAACGCAACGGCCTATGTCATCGACGCGCCGAACGCCAAGTTTCTGGTGGCTGCGCTGCAAACCGCAATTCTCTCAACGAACATCGGCAATGCGGTCAATTTTACGACCGGCCAATGTGCGACGGTAGGTGGCGGTTTTTCTATTGCAACCATCGATCAATCGACGGCGACGACGACCGGCACGACGGTCTCTCTGCTTCCGTTCCGAATCGTTGGTCTCTATCCCGGCGTAGGAAATGGCTCTGACCCGACGACCAATTACAACTGGGCCATCGTCGCCTTCAACTATCAACTGAACCGCTCGTTCGTCGGTAACTAAGGGGAACGACAATGGCTGAAACTCTCGCTCCCGACCTTACGGCGGCTTCGCCTTCTCCCGCGGTCAATCCGTTCACGCCTCCGCAGCCTCCTGCGGCAGAAACCATCGCACCCCCTGTGATGCCCGACGAGGCGCCATCCGAACCCGAAAAGCCGAAAACCGCCTTTGTGGTGGTCGAACCAAAAGAAACGCCGATCGGTGCCGGTGTTCCTCCGAAGAAAGACGCGGCTAAAGAACCGACTGCGGAAGAGATCGAAGATGAGGAATCCGACCAGATCAAACGAACTGGTGAACTCACAGTCGTCATGGTGACCACCAAAGGTTCGGCGCATGGCAGCAACTGGAACGCCATCTTCCTACCGAAGGACGCAACCGATCTCGACGTGGTCGAAGTCCATCGCAATCCCGAATCAACGGGAATGGATGTGGCGGTCTATCCAAATAAGGACGAAGCAATCGGCCTGAGCCCCGTCAACGACGGGTCGAACCCGAGCAAGAGCAGCGTCGGCGTCGGTTCAGCCAAAGCTGTTTCATTCCGAAAAATGTCCAAGGCCCTCTGGGCCGTTATCTCATAAGGAGCAGATAAATGCCCGTCGCACTTGCTAATATCCGCTCCGAACTCCTGCCCGGACTCTTCGACGTTCGGGGATCATACGACATGATTCCCAGACAGTGGGACAAGGTCTTCACGACCCACAAGTCGAACATGGCGGTCGAGCGCTCGACGCAGATGGCGTTCGTCGCACTGCCTTATCTGAAAGACGAAGGTGCCGCGACTCAATTCGACAACAACGCCGGTGAAAGATTCACTTGGGCGTTCGTGCATCTGGAAGTCGCGCTCGGCTATGCGATTACCCGAAAAGCCATCGACGACAGTCTCTATAAGGCGCAATTCAATCCGACCAACCTGAAACTGCAAGAAGCCTTCGCGCAGTTCAAGGAAATCCAGGGTGCCAACATCCTCAATCTCGGCACCACGTACCAGAATTCCATCATTGGTGATGGTGTTGCGCTATTCTCTGCCGTGCATCCTTACGATGGAGGCACGTGGGCAAACACTTCAACCACGCCAAAGAGTTTGAACGAATCGACGCTGCTTGCCGATATGACGAACGTCAGAACCCAGTTCGTCAACGAGCGCGGCCTTCGTATTCTCTCCCGTGCAAGGCGTCTTGTTGTTCCGCCGAACCTCGAACCCATCGCGATCCGCCTCACCAAGACGGAATTGCGCCCTGGCACCGCCGATAACGACGTGAACGCCATCCTCACGCTGTCCGGCGGTCTGCCAGAGGGATTCATCGTGTTGGACTTCCTCACGTCCAACTTCGCTTGGTTCCTCACGACGAATATCGAGGGGCTGATTCACATGCTGCGGATTCCGTATGAGTCTGATATGTGGGTGGACAACGTCACGGACAACCTCCTCGTAAAAAGCTATGAGAGATATTCGTTTGGCTATAACGATCCCCGCGCAGCGTGGGGCGAATTCCCCACCTCTTAACGAAGTGTCGCCATACGAAAGTCGGAGAATGAAAAATGGGTGACACCACCTTCAAAGGCCCAATCGTCAGCGCGGGTTCTTTGCTTGTCGAATCCGGAACGGCGGCGACCATCGGCACGTTCGACGGTCCGAGCGGCGCATATCAGGGCTATTCGCTGCTTGATCCACGTGGTGTGCCTTATCCGGCCGAAGGTTTGATGCCTGGCCGCGCGGCCGCGTTTCTGGCGAACGGCACGTATTGGTGCGTGGACAACAAACCGCAGGCGACCAATGCCACGGCAATTGCGACGGTGCAGGTTGCGACGGCCAATGTGGCGATGTCGCTTGCGACGACTCAGCCGTCGAATCCGAATGCGGGGTCTCCTTTCATCGCGGTTGGTGTTCCGTTTATTGCGGCTGGAACGACGACTGTTACGAGCGTTCTTGCTCTTGATTTCGGATTTTCCACAGGGACCGCGACGGCAAACTCCTCGACGATGAGTGTGTTCGATAATACGAAGTTCACGGTCGGACAGTGGATTGTTATTGGTGGTGGTGCTTTGTCGAACACGTCAAGCTTCTTGACGCAGGTTCAGACGATTGCGACCGCAAATACGACCGGCATTACGGTTCTTCCGGTGCCGCCGGCATCGGGTTCTTCGGCGCCGATTGGGCAGGCCAATCTTTGGGGTGCCGGACTTCTACCATCGCCGACGCAATTTGGTCCTGGGGTGTCTTCTCCGACACAGGTAACGCCTGACATTCAGGCGGGCGTGCTGCGGATTCATAATCCTGCGGAGCAGGTCACGCGGAATGTTTCGGTCACATTACAGACAGGCGGTGTTGCGACTGCGGTGAACTTTCTCGTTGTTGGCTTTGATTTGTGGCATATGCTCACGACAGAACTTATCACGTCGCCAGCGACCACCTCCGCAACGACCACTTATGGTCAGAAAGCTTACAAGTTTCTCCAGTCGGTGACCCCCACCAGTGCTTCGACGGGCGGTAATTCCTATAGCGTTGGGATTGGTGATACGTTCGGGATGCCTTTGCGCGCCGACGAATGGGAGCAGACGGAAATTTATTGGGCCGGAACGGCGTCTGCGAATTCCGTTGGATTCTCGACTGCGGTTACGACGACTCCATCGACGAATACCACGGGGGACGTTCGCGGGACTGTACAAGTCGGTGCCGCTGGGAGGGGAACGGCGGTCACGGGAACGCTTTCGGCGAATGGAACCTCGCGGCTGGCTATCCTGCAAGACCTTGGCGTGTGGAATGTTCTATTCACCAATCCTAACAATACCGCGCCGATGTTCGGCGTTGCGCAATCCACGACCTGATAAGGAAAGGCTGTCGTCATGAGCGGTTCACGTCGTTTGCAGAGAGCCAAAGGCGGCCGGACGGGTCTGGTTGCTTCGGGGAATCCCGATGTCATCAAGGAAGCCGAAGGCAAGGAAGATTACGCCAGGGGCGATGAGCGTAAGCGCGGTGGTCGTGCGAAGCGCAAATCCGGCGGTAAGGTGATTGGTCTGATGACCGGCGGTGGAGTGAAGCCGCGGTTGGATCGTCCGGGTAGGAAGCGTGGTGGTGCTGTCGGTGCGGATCGGTCTCCGCTGTCGTCGGCGCATGGTCACGCGAAGCCGGGTACGGCGCCTGAAGAAGAGTCTGGTGGTGCACCGGATTAGGTGTTGACTCATTCCGGATCACGGGAAGCCTAAGCCTCACGGAAATTCACACGACCGCTAGCGAAAGAAGAAGTGAATGTCTGTGTTGACTGCCGCGCGGAGAAATAAGTTACCGGCTTCGACGTTCGCGGGGCCGGATAGGAGTTATCCGATTAACGATGCGAGTCACGCACGCAATGCGCTCGCAAGGGCAGCGCAGCACGCGGGGCCGGCACTCAAAGCAAAGATTCGTTCCAAGGTGCACAAAAAGTTTCCGGGCATCAAACAGCACGACGAATCGCGTATGAGAATGGACGGCGGCGCGGTCAAGCATCGCATGGATCGGGCGCCGCGCAAACACTAGGAAGGCGCGAGGTATGCAGCCGGTCGTCGTCAATAACTACAATCTGATCGCCGGCAATGCCACGAGCCTTGTCAATGCCAACGCGGCGACAACAAGCGCGCTGGTGCTCGCGACGACGCTTGTGCCAGGCGTGTGGCAGCGGCGTGTTCTGGTCACGTCGAGCGGCAACGATTCCGCAATTTATTTTCATCTTGTTGGAGGCAATCAGGCTGGGTTTCCGGCGTCTGAATATCTTGCCGGGGCAAATTCCACGTCGATACAGTCGAATCTCGATTATTTGACCGTCACTTCGGTCACGCCTTCAAATTCGTCTGTTGCTCAGACTGTTGCGAGCACGGCTGCGACCGTGTCGGTTGGCGTCAATGGCGTTGGATCATCGATCTGGAATATCGTGAACTGGCATGTAACTCCGGTTAATGTTCAATATTCCTGTATACTGGCGAGTGGAGCGGCTACGTTTTCGATTCAGTACACGTATGATGATCCGAACAATCTCGCGACTGGCGTGCCGTTTCCGCAGCCGTTCAATCATCCAACCATCGTCAATGCCACGGCGACGATTGATGGTTCTTCGAATGAGCCGATGACGGGATGGCGTCTGTTGGTTTCCGCGGGAACCGGCAGCATCCGCGCGACTGGCATACAATCTGGAATTGGTGGGCCATGAGCAATACCGATCCTATCGGCACATTGGGGGCGCGGCCTCCTGTTAGCGATTTGGAACATGCTTTGGCGGGAGGTGATGGTTTTGCCGAGCGCATGAAGCAACTCGCCACAGCGAAGGCTGATTCGGAAACTGCCTTGCAGAACTTGAATCTCGGCAAGTCTGTTAAGGCCGCACACGCTGAGGTTCAGCAGACTGTAGCGACTGCGGTAAGTGAATCCAATGTGTTGCGGGTGCGGGCTGAGGCCACGCTCGACGCTGCGAAGGCTCGGGCTGCGAGTGTCATCAGTGAAGCCAATGCGAGTGCGGCGCGGATTATTACCGATGCGCGGGCTAATGCCGCATCGGTAAAGAAGGACGCTGCTAAGTCCAAGCAGGACGCGGAAACCTATGCTGCGCAGAAAAAGACTGAAACAGATGCCGCCCATGCGACGGCGCTTGAAAATCAGCAGGCCGCAGAGATATTGAAGAAGGAAGCGGAAGCAGTGATAACGAACCATAAAGCTGCGTCGGCTTCTGTACAGGCGGCTAAGGCTGCTACTGAGCAGACGAGAGCTAAACTGCAAGCCCATATCGATAAACTCCACGGCGTTTTGCGCGAAATTACCGAGTAAGCAATGGCCGATCCCAATGGCCATAACACGCGCCTAGCTGCCGGGGCTTTGTTCAGCACCGCATTTCCGAACGTTGGTGTGGCCGCCGGCGCATTGGACCCTACTGGCTCTTTTATGGTGCCGCTTAATCTCGACGCGGCGGGAAACCTGCGTGTCAGTACAGCATCCGGTGGCGGAAGCGGAACGACTTCTGTTAATTTGATTCAGGTTGGTGGGACGATAATTTCGCTCGGCCAGGCTGTTATGGCTGCGTCGATTCCCGTTGTGCTACCGTCGAATCAGACGGTGACAGTGACGGGAAGTTTTCTTACCCAAAGCCGCACCGGAAATGTCAGTGCCGTTGCCGCTACGACGGGTGCCGTAAGCTTTTTGGCGAACAATACCGCGCGAATCGGTGCGGCGGTTTTTAATAATGGGGCAGGGACGATCTACGCTCTTTTGGGAACGGGAACTGTAAACACGACTGGGCTGTTCACGGTGCAACTTATTCCGAATGCTTATTACGAAGTCCCCTTTGGATTCCTTGGGCCGGTGAGTGGAATCTGGAATACCGCGAACGGTACGGCGCAGATTACGGAATTCACCTAATGCCGGAATTTAACCCGCCTTCTCCGATTGATGTGCAGGTTTTTGAGTCTAATGGGACTTGGACGAAGCCGGGGTTCAATGTGGCTCTTGTCCGCGTGATTTTAATTGGCGGCGGCGGTGGTGGTGGGGGCGGGGAGTTCAGCAGCAGTACGACTACGGCAGTCTCTGGCGGTGGTGGTGGTGGCGGTGCGGCGCGAATCGAGCTTTTGTTCCCCGGTACTACCTGGGCTGCTGGTGCGACTGAGGCGGTAAGTCCCGGCGCTGCTGGTGGTGGTGGTGCTGGGACTGCGGTGAGCGGTGCTGGTGGTACTGCGGGGACTGCTGGAGGCAACTCCACTTTCGGCGGGAGTACGGTAGCGACATATACGGCTTTCGGTGGTGGCGGCGGGAGTGGCGGGTCAGATAGCACAAATTCCGGCGGTGGTGGGGGTGCTGGTTTGGCTGGGGCTGGTGGAAATGCTGCTACATCAACGGCGGGCGCGGCCGGAAGTAACGGGGGTATGATAGGCGTCACAGGGGGAGCAATTGGTGTTTCAAACAATATCTTTGGTGGCAGCGGCGGTGCCGGCGGGTTATCTACGGGTGGTGCTGGTTCGCCAGGTGGCAGTGGCAGTTACTTTGGAGGTGGTGCAAGTGCCGCAGGCGGTGGTGGTGTTAGCACAGGCAACGTAGCTTCGGCAGGAGGCGCCGCCGGCAACGGATTTAATTCAAGTTCCGGTAGTGGTGGCGCAGTCGCGGTGGCGGGAGGCGCCGGACAAAATGGACCATTGGGTTTCTGTGGTGGTGGTGGGGGTGGGGGTGGGGGTAATACCGTAGGCATTGGCGGTGCTGGTGGCTTGGGCGGAATAGGTTCCGGTGGCGGCG